ATGTTTAGGGCCATTTTCCGGTCATTAAGGTCACGGTCATTAAGGTCATTAAGGATTTCAACTTCTCTATTCTGGTAACACATTAGCGCTTTTTATAACACATTTGTAACACACATGGATGATTTCTCAATACTTCAAATTCATAACATATTGATTAACAGCTATTTACAAAAAGAGTACATAAAAGAGGAATAAGTGATAAAATATATTTAAAAACAAAAAAGAACAACAGAGATAAGTGCCTATGAATAAGTAACTTACTACTATTGTTCTCTCACGCTATTTTTGTACAAATAAGTTTCATTTTGCTTATTATAGTGATTCCGTTGGGGTTCGAACCCAAGACCCACAGCTTAGAAGGCTGTTATACGGAACACCAATAAAATGCCTAAACAATAGCAACTTACGCTATAGGCGAATAATCATTTTGCGGCAGTTTTGCGACATTTTATGCAAGCCTACTCCACAGAACATACAAATATACTTTACATTATCATTTCCTTTTCTGCTGATATTCCACAACTAAGAGCTGCTTTACATCTGCTAAATCCAACTCTAAATCACGATAGGTAGGATTAAAGGAACGCAAAATAAGCTTTCCATTATCCATATCCAAGTCAATGATACGCTTCAATAGAATACCTTCTTTATGAACTATGATATATTCCTTTCCGTCTATATGAAGTCCATTGCTCTTTACCATGTAGTCAGGGCAGACTTTACATATAACGATGTCTCCATTCTGATAAGCTCTAGACGAGCCATCATCCATAGAATCACCGCTTACCTCGAATGCTACGTACTTTTCTTTATCTTCCTTTACAATAGGGATTGTTGGGAGCGATGATATATATACATCATCTGCATATCCGCTGAGATAACCAGCATAAGCCATCTGTGGAACAAGAGGAACAAAGCTGACGCTTGAATTGATATTCGATTTGATGTCATCGTTAAACATCTTTCCTTCTCCGGTCTTAAGCCAATTCAGATTTAGCTGAGGGTAAGCCAAAGAGATATTCTTCAAGAAAGTCTCGCTAGGCATATCCGGCAATCTGCTAATTGCACTGGTATAGCTCTTGCACTTCCGCAAGAAGAATGTAGTACTAATTCCCATCTCCGTACAGAATGGTGCAATTCTGCTTTTGTAGTTGTTGAATTTTTCAATATTAGCCTCCGGCTGCAACATTTCACCAGCTCCATTAGCTAGCCAATCCATATTAAGATCTGGGAATTTAGAATTTACTCTATAAGATACCCTTGCCGTGAATACACCATTCTTCCCTATGATTGGAAAGTTAGAGGCCACATCAGCTTTGTCACAAAATTCACGTTTGGTAATTCCTTTATATTCAAGATACTTACGCAGTCTAGTCTTTGCGTTTTCGTTTTCGCTTACCTTTATAGGTGAAGAGATGAACATTTCCCCCATTCCCGTCCTAATATAACTTGGATTTACCTGCGGAAATTTTTTCGTTATAGCTTGCAAGCTTTTGGAAGACACACGATTAGTTATACGGCTGACGAAGCCATGTCCTAAGCCTACGGTATCCTCGAATTTTTCGTTTGAAGTGTAACCCAAAGCAGTGATTACAGCCTTCAGTCTTTCGTATGCACTATTCATAACCTAAAATTTAATACGCAGTAAGCGCATGTGTAACTTAATTTATGTAAATATTTAGAGTTTCAAGACAATAAAAGTTAATGTAGTATTTAAAAACACTAATTAATTTGCATACTTGCAAAACATTTCTTATCTTTGCACTCGAAAACATTAAAGATGTTGCAAATATACATAACAATATCGTAACTTGCAAGAAATTTAATATATTTTTTGTAATATTACATAAAAAGGTGAGACACACCATAAAAACTGTAGAAAGAATATGTCATTAAGCGAGATTAAGCAATTAGTATCAGTCGCATTTCAAGCGGGACGGATGGATGCCCAATTTGAAATGGGGTTGCGTTCCGACAGGATACGCAGAAAAGATGCCGAATGCTATCTTGCATCAAAAGGATTTAAAAAGCAGATGATTGACAAATGGGTCAAGAATAGGTTAATGAAAGAATATGTAGGTGATAGTAAAAACTCACCTAGATATTATTCTCTCAAAGAAATCAATGAACTTGTTGTTTCTTGTCAGATAAAGAAAATGATTATTTAAAATATACGACTATGGCAGAGAATAAGGCAGCGAAGCCTGTAGAAGGGCAGAGCGTAGAAATTAAGGATTATGAGTTTCGCCTCCTTGATGCGGATGAGATAGAAGTCCGTGTCGGTCAAGGTGGTAATCAGAAGTTACCGGACTGGTGTTTCTTGTTGCTTTACAAGGACGCAAGATGTGATATGAGACGATTAGATGAGAAGTTCGGCATCTATGGTTGGAAACGTAAGCATGAGCTTATTGGTCAAAACCTCTTTTGTACAGTTTCCGTTTATAAAGAAGGTATCGGTTGGATAGATAAGCAAGATGTTGGTACGCCAAGTAACACCGAAGCCGTTAAAGGCCAAGCTAGCGACTCTTTCAAGCGTGCATGCTCTTGTTTAGGTATCGGTCGAGAATTGTATACTGCTCCCAAGAAGATATTCATCAACCTCAACCGAAACACCGAATATTCTCAAAGCGGAAAGTTGAAGACAATTTTCCATGTTGGATATGTAGGTTATACAAACAGACGTATTGCCAAACTTATTATTCAAGATGAGAATAACATTGTGCGTTGGTATTACGGCATGACAGAACAAGAAGTTCTTGAATGGATGAATGAGCAGAAAGAAGTATATGGTTACTCTGAACCAGCCCCAAAGAGCGAGGAAGAAAAAGACGAAAATCTTAATGAGCAAAAACAATATGCTTATCCACAATTGCAACAGGCTCAAATTTGGGAGGACGTAGATAGAGTTTGGAACGGATTCCCAGACCTTCAGAAGTCCGAAGAGTTTAAACGCAAATGTGCATTACGAAAGATGGAACTCGCACAGAGCAAGAAGGATTTAAAAGCTGTTTATGATGCTTATCCCGAATATCAAAAGGATGCAGAGTTCTTAGCTAAGTTGACACAATTTAAATCAAGATTAGTATGATACAATTGAATAACAGTGGAGTTCTTTATGAGGACTCCACACATCAATACTTTTATGATGGTCGTGAATTAAGTGGCATTACAGGTATGCTTCATCAGTATGTATTTCCCAATATGTACTCTAACGTAAGCGAAGAGGTATTGAAGAAAGCTGCCGAAAAAGGCACTATTATCCATGAGCAGGTAGAGTTGTTTGCTTCATTGGGTATTGAGCCAGCCTCAGAGAGTGTCAAGGATTTTGTCGCTTATATCAAGAAGAATGGATATGAGATTATAGGTAGCGAATATGTCCTTCGAATCGGAGAAGACCATGCAAGTGCAATCGACTTGGTGATGCACAAGGATGATGCACCGGACGATGAGGTTGAGATTTGGGATATTAAGGGTACTTATTCCGTTAATAAGGAGTATGTGCGTTGGCAGAACTCGATGTATAAGTTCGGTTTCGAAACATTGAATCCTCATCTGAAGGTTACACGTATATGTTGTATGTGGTTGCGTGATGACGAGAAGCGTGGAACAATCTGCAAACTCATCCCATTAGGCAAGCCAAGACCTGCGAGTGATGTTAAAGAATTGTTCCGATGCGAGAAAGAAGGTCGTTTGTATAGTGATGATACAAAAACACCTTATTACATTATAGATAACGAAATCGCACTCATGGACGTTCAAGAGCGCATTGCTAAATTGCAAGAACAGGAAAAGGAGTTGAAGGCAGCTATCTTTGATGGTATGTCAAATGACAACCTCACATCTTATAAAACTTCGATTTACACTTATTCCTTGAAGTCTGCTTCTGAGAGGGTTACGTTAGACACGAAGGCTTTTGATGCGGATGACGAAGAAGCTTACAACCATCTATTGAAAAAGTATAAAAAGGTAACTAAGGTAAAGCCTAGTTTGACCTTGAAGAGAGTTGGATAATTTATTGTTTTATTAAATATTTTAAGTTATGGCTAATAGTTATAAAGGTAAGATTGTTGCTATCGAAGGCATTCAATCTATTCAGAGACAAGGTAAAGAACCATTTGAAAAGAGACGTTTGATGCTTGATGTAACACGTTTCGATGGTTTGACAGGTGAACGTGGCTACGAAAAGCGCATCATCTTTGAATTCATCGGTAAGAATGTACATGTTCCGGATGGTTTTAATGTCGGGGATATAGCAGAAGTATTCTTTGACGTTGAGTCATATCAAGGAACGAAGAAGGATGGCACAACAGACTGGTTTACATCTGTTCGTGGCTACAAGATGCAAAGGATTGAAGCACAGAACAATGCGCCACAAGGTGGCATGCAAGCTGCTGCTAATAATCCTTTTCCACCACAAGCTCCAGCCTCAGGTTCAGCACCAATTCCACCAGCGCAGCCGAGTGGCACTAATACATCTGATGCGCCATTTTAAACTTATTATGGTGGAGAATTAATTTTCTCCACCTTTCATTAAAGAAAGATGGTATATAATATGTTGAATCCGGTCGAGCTTGAAAAGTTCGAGGAACGAACCAGGGCTATGATAACCAAAGCCAAGAAACTACAAGGTGATTATTATAATGAGAAGTTCTTTGTTGTTGACCTTAAAGAGAGGCAACAATCTAGGACAATCCAGCAGAATGCTTATCTGTGGGTAACAATCACTTACGTAGCTATCGAAGAAGGATATACTAAGGACTATATCGAACAAGAGTTCAAACGTGTAAATAAGGATGTTTTTCTTAGGGAGCGTGAGAATAAACAAGGCAAGGCCTTCCAATATTGGAGGCACATACCAGACCTTGACAAAGAAGAAATGTCTTTATGTATAGACCGATGGCTTCATCATTGCTCTATGGAAAGAGGATTATACATACCTACTCCACAAGACCATGCTTATATGGTATGGCAGACGCAGGTGGAGAGGCAAGCAGAATTAAATAAAGAGTTTTTATAGAATGTTTGGTGTTGTAGCTCAGTTGGATAGAGCAAATGTTCCCTAAACATTAGGTCGTGAGTTCAAGCCTCACCGATACCACATTCTCTAACATAAAAATAAAGGATATGAAATCATTAACAGGAAAGTATTTTATCGTAGGTGTTCGTTACGAGAAGACTCTAGAAGACGGAACGAACGCTAAAACTACAGAGCAATATGTTGTAGATGCCTTGTCATGGTCAGAATGCGAGGCTAAGACTACAGAAGAAATGACAGTTTACACAAATGGTGACATGGAGATTGTCACGATGAAGAAAGCTGGTTTCTCCGAGTTGTTCCTTTCAGAAGTTGATAGTGAGGATAAATACTACGATTGCAGTATTAACATGATTACTATTGATGAAAAATCAAACAAGGAGAGGAAGACCAAGGTTCGTTATCTTGTGCAGGGTGATACCATTGAAAAGGCTCGCAAGAATGTTGATGAGATTATGGGTAAGACTATGATTGATTACAATATTACAAGCCTTAAGGAAACATCAATCATGGATGTATTCTTGCATAAAGATAAATAGAAAAAAAATAAGAGCAAATTTGCTTAAAGTGTTTAAAATTTATGGGGTATGATTTCATACAAGTACAAGCTCTCTTTGAGCCGTCCCTACGATGGCAAGGTCAAGAGGGTATCGGTCAAGCGCAACAAGCTGGGCGAATACTTTATTATCCTATGCTTGGATAAAGAAGCCAGACCTTACGGAAAGTCACACGATGGTGCATCCGTGGGCATCGACTTTGGATTGAAGAAGTACATGACTTTGAGCGATGGGCGTGAGATTGATAATCCTCAGTTCCTTAAAACTGACTTGCAGGAGCTTAGACGCAGGTCTCGCAATCTTTCCAAGTGCAAGAATGGTAGCAACAACCGCAAGCGCAAGAAATCGGAGTTGGAGCGATTGTATCGAAACATTGTGAACAAGCGTTCCGATTTCCAGTGGAAGCTGGCACATGAGCTTTGCAAGCGTTATGACTTGATTTGCTTGGAGGATTTGAACTTGGAGGGAATGAAGCGTAATTGGGGACGCAAGATGTCTGACTTGGCTCATGGTGATTTTGTCTTGAAGTTGGAACACGTTGCGAAGAAGTATGGCGTTCAAGTTCACAAGATAGACCGCTTCTTCCCTTCGAGCCGCCTTTGTACTTGTGGTTATAAGAATGATAAGCTGTCATTGAGTGATAGGATTTGGACTTGTCCTAGTTGTGGTGCAGTTCATCCTAGAGACCTCTTCGCAGCTGAGAATATACTTCGGCAGGGCATTGCCGAATTGGGGAGTGGTAGTAAGTCACCCAAGCATTCGCAAGGGCGCAGCCACGTTAGCAACCCAACAATTCCTTGCAAGTAGCGAGGGAGTATGTCAATCGACCCCCACAGCAGCAACTATGGAAAGAGATTATATTTTAGAAAATATTCAGAGCAAAGGAAATTACGAATTATATATTCCACCTAATGTAAAACATCATGGGTATTTTCCTAAAGGGCACAAGCCTTGGAATAAAGGCATATCTTGGAATGAAATGGGTATACCGAAGGAGAAGCAAGATGCTATGCGCAAAAATTTGGAAATATACCAAGGAAAAGGAAATCCGAAATTAGCCGGATGGAATTCAAGACCAGTAATAGCTATTGACGAATATGGAGAGCAGGTTCATTGGTATAAATCGGCAGCTGATGCTGCAAGGAAACTAGGACTTATCCGTAGGAACATTACGAGGGCTTGCGTAAAAGGCTACTATTGTGGTGATTTTAGATGGAAATACGATTCCAGATTTGATAAAGGATAAAGATTATGGGATATTATGATAGATTTAACAAAGGAGGAAAGAAGCCTAAACACCAAAGGAGCGAGAAGCAAAAGTGGGTTGACAAACTAGATAGGCTTATGTCGGTTTATATCCGCATGAGAGACTCTAGAGAGTTTCACTATAAGTACTTCAGATGTATCAGTTGTGGACGAATATTGCCAATCGACCAAGCCGACAATGGGCATTATTGCGGACGAACTCATATGAGTTTGCGCTTTGATACACGTAATCAGAATGCGGAATGCAAACGATGCAACAGATTCTCTTCTGACCATCTTATCGGTTATAGAAAGAATTTAGTAATGAAGCTTGGAAGATTGGCTTATTTGCAAAAGCATCCTCACGTTCCTTTAGATATGGAAGAAGTAAAGCGGCTCGGAGAACAACAAGTCGATTTACTGGAAATAATGAAGCATCAAGCAAAGAATTGGTCGGTGTTTGAATTACAGGAACTCTATAAATACTATGCGGCTCTAATTCTGAAAATGAATGAAGAAAAAGATAATCAATAAGGTTTAAATAATGTTATAGCCGTAATAATAGACACTAATTTGTTTGCATTATTAAATTATTCTTCGTACCTTTGCAATCGTCTTGGTGAGACACACCATAAAAACTGTAAGGTCATTTTTCTATTGGCTTTTGTTATGCATAAGACTTGTGCATTCCTATATAGTAACAAAAGTGATTTCATATTATTTGTGAAATGAAGTTTAAATTAAGACCATATCAAGAAGAGGCAAGCAAGAAGGCGGTTGAGTTTTTCTTGGATAAGAAGAAAAACTGGAACGCTCTGGAAGTGCTCCCTACTGCATCGGGCAAATCATTGATTTTGGCAGATATAGCTGCTAGGCTCAAAGATAAAGTGCTTGTGTTTTCTCCTACTAAGGAAATTTTGGAACAAAACTACAAGAAGTATTGTTCTTATGGATTTGATAATGCCAGCATCTATTCCGCTAGCTTTAAATCAAAAGAAATCAGCGATGTTACTTTTGCTACAATTGGTAGCGTGAAAGGACATCCCGAATTGTTTACTGACTTCAAATACATATTGATTGATGAGGTTCATTTAGTGAAACCTGAATCCGGCATGTATAAGGAGTTTCTTGATAAATTAAAGAGCAAGGTCATAGGTCTAACCGCAACACCATTCCGTCTGTATTCCTATCAGAACTATGGTAGCATACTGAAGTTTCTGACAAGAAGTAGAGACAAGATTTTCAAGGAGCTTATTTACTATGTTCAAGTTGAGGATATGGCAAAGAACGGATATATCTGTCTGCCAAACTATTACTCTTGTCCACCGCCACAATGGAATGAAGGTAATTTGCAGCTAAATTCAACTTGCCGTGATTATACAGACCAAAGTGTAAAACAAGAATATGAACGTGTGGATTTGTACGGATGGCTAGTTAGTGTTGTCAATAGATTACTTAATCCGAAACGAGGTGGACAACGTAAAGGCATCTTGGTTTTTACCAAGTTCGTTAAAGAAGCTCAGATGCTGACCTATTCCATACCTAACTGCGAAATGGTCTGCGGAGAGACACCTCCTAAAGAACGTGAGGCTATCATCGAGCGTTTCCGCAATGGGCAGACTAAGGTACTGGTAAATAGCCAAATCTTGGTCGTAGGCTTTGACTATCCGGAGTTAGATACTGTAGTGTATGCAAAGCCAACACGCTCTTTAGCGCAATACTATCAAGTTGTAGGAAGACTTCTTAGGCTATCGAAAGGAAAACAACCTTGGTTTGTTGACCTTTGCGGTACTTATGATAGATTCGGAAAAGTTGAAGACTTGAAATTGCTAGACCAAAACGGCAGAGGGAAGTGGGTAATAATGAGTGGAAATAAACAATTAACAAATGCATTTTTTTAAGATATGATAGTAAAATTAGACGAAAAAGCGTGTAGCTTGGATGCTGATGAATTAGTCGCTTTCGTACGTCTTTCATTTAATGCTGACAAAGACGGATATGTGTATGGGAGCAACAAAGAATTATCGGAAAAGACAGGTATGTCGGTGGCAAAGACAAAAAAAGCTATTGATGGACTATTTGAGAAACAAATGTTATCTATCGGTAGCGGAAAAGTCTTTATTTGGAAGCATGAAGACAACATAGAATTTGCTGAAGGTGAAGAATCTAAACCACACAAGAACGAACCTGAACGAATAGCATTGAACAACGTCCCTAGTGTACAACAAGTGGATGATAAAGCAAAGAAGGTTTGCGAATATTTCAATAAGGTTATCGTTGGAAGAGGAATGCCTCTTGTTCATGCCCTGACTTCGAAGAGAAAGTCAATGATTAATTCACGGCTTAAAGAATATGGGAGTGAGCAGATGAAGTTGATGATTGACAAGGCGGCAGCATCTTCATTCCTTAATGGTAGTAATGGATGGATGGCGAGTTTTGATTGGATTATGAGACCAAATAATTTTGTTAAAGTATTGGAAGGAAATTATGATGATAGAAAGCAAGGGACTAATAAAGACGCAGAGCAAGGCTATTACCAAGAATCAGCCGACCTCGTGCAGCGCCTCAATCAACAGAGAAAAGCAACGAATATTCAATGAGTACGGAACATTCGATAACGTTCTAATGTCTTTCTCTCCATCAAGCCAAGTAGGTAGTAAGATGCCAATCGGGAAAGCTTTTAAAAGCAACGCACCAACACTTACCTATCTTGACTTGTGTTATGGAGAAGGAAGTGCAATAACATGGCTTGTAGCATGGGTTTCTGATGTCTATGGTATTTGTGGCTTTGTAAATAATGAGGCTACTGACAATATCAAGATAATGACTGCAAATGCTATAAAGGATGAGTATTATTTCCTTAATCTGAACGAGCTGATTACTTTCTTCAAGATGTTTATTGCCGGAAAGTTTGAGAAATTCTACAAGAAGCCAAATCCGCAAGTTATAACAAAGAGCTTGAATACTTTCTGTTCCCATCGTATAGATGCCATAAAAGCAGTAGAGGCAAATATACAGAAAGAGAAAGAGGCTAAAGAAGATGAGGCTATCAAGCAAAATGCCATCACTTATGAAGAATGGGCGGCAAGAAAAAAAGCTAAGGGCGAGGAAGTTAATATAGAACTTATCGAAGACGAGAAAGGCAACAAGATTTTTCGGGTAAAAGCTCCTAAAGCTGATGTTAGATTAGACTCAGCTTATATGATAGTCAAGAATACAACAAATGCAGATTTTAAGGCTATATGCAAGCTAAGAGAATGTTTCGTTAAGAAATATGGTATAGACCCATACGACTTGATTAGAAGTTTAGGGAATAAAAAACTTAGAGAATATGAAGAAAGAAGAAATTGTCAAGGCAATCATTAAGAACCTTAGAGATGTAAATGGCAAAAAGTTCCGCAAGGATGATGTTCAAGCCATTGTGAATTATTTCATAGACCTCACAAAGCAATCGTTGCGCAACAGAGACCGTGTTATGATACGCAGCTTTGGAACATTTGTGGTACGACATAAAAATCCCAAGCAAATTAATTGCGTGCGAACAGGAGAGAAAACGATGACAAGGGAGAAAGACCATGTGGCTTTCATTCCTTCTAATGATTTTGACTTAGATTCAATAGTATAAAATGGAGATAGCAGAAATAGAACAGATTATAGAGGCTTGCAACTTTGATGTTGCTAGCCAGACCCAAAGAGCAGAAACATTCAACGTAATTGACGCTATTGTAGAAATGCGCAAATACGAAGGTCGTTTCAACGCCAAACGTTGGGAATATGAAAATGTTAATGGACGTGGTACGATAGAAATATATTCTAAACTCGTTGCCGGAACTCTAGAGGACAAATTAGCAGAGTTTGCTATTATATTATTCTCAATGGCCAATAAGTACAAGATGAATGTCAAATCGTTGAGGCTAGACCCAGATTCAATGAGAGACCGTTCCTTTGAAGACTTGATGATGTCTATGCTGAAGATTGAAATGACACATTACCGAGTGTTCAAGAAGATAATAATCTTGATTGGCATGCTTTGCGGATATTGCATGATGAATGGTATTGATTTGTTGTGGTTCGTTAACAAAAGACTTTTGATAAACATTAAATAGGCTAAAATATGAAGAAGTTAAAGTTAGTTTTTACGAGTACGGATTTCGCATCTTATACGAAGAGTACTATGAGTATGTTATGCAAGGTTCTTTTACGAATTCCTTACCTTGTACTTGTAGGCATAGTTAGTACAACATGCTGGGTTGCTAAGTGTATTGTAAGGTTCTGCAAGGAGTACACAAAGGCAGCGGTAATTATCGGTTTTGTTCTTTGCTTTATGGCTATGTTTGTTGAGTTTGTCTATTTTAAGATTCAACTTGCAAAGAGTTCGTATCAGACAAGTGAACTTATAAAGCGGAACTATGAGCTGGAGCAGACCGACAGATACGATTTAGGCTTCCATGATGCAATGGCAAAGAACAGAGAAATGCTTACACAAAAGATTGAACCATGACAAACGAATTCAATGCTGCGTTTACGAGAGCACAAGCTTTGCAGAGGAGGTTTAATCCAGCTTACATGAACTCCTTTTCGATAGCAATTAAATATGATAGCTATTACGAGGAATACATGGAGATTGAATTGAGAACAGATAATGATAAGTTCTTTATTTCTACATTGACATGCGTTTACGAAGAGGATTATACTCTAAGATTAGACGAATTAGAAAAAACAATAGATAAATTATTAACAGATGAAGACAATGAATAAAAAAGTTATTTTTGTAAGCCTGTTGGATATTATAAGTATTCCATCGGGTAACGAGCATCCTGTAGATATTACGGATTTTCAGCTAAAGCACGATTTCTTTAGAGCGTTGCAAGCAGATAATAATATAGTCCGTGTCAACATCTTAGGATATGACAAGAACCAAGTAATGTATTCAAGCGATATAACATTCAAGAAAATGGTATCGGTTATTTCATACGAAATTGCTATGTATACAGTTAATGCGGTAGTTCCATATTGCTCTACTGATAATATTGATGATACTTTTGTTGATGCTGCAAAAAGCACCGAGAGTATAGATTTTCTAAAAGACAAATCTAATTGGCTGATTATTGGGAACGATGATCTTGCTGATAAATTTGGGGTTGACAATATAACAATGGAGAATTTCGTCAATGGAGAACTTAGAGAATATTCTGAAGGAGCTAAGACAACAGAAAAGAGATAAACATATTAAACCGGAAATCTTGACCTTAGCAACCATAAAGAATAGGTACGGAAAAGACCCGTTACCTGAGTTGCGCAATTTATGGGCAAAAGGACTGGTTAAGAATTGTAGAACTTTAAATGATTTAGGCTTTATATACAATGGATAAGGAGTTAATAAAAAAGTTAGTTGCACAAGGCAAGGCTTATGTACTTGACTTGCGAGGTGGTAGTGTTCCTTATAAGGAAGGTAATGCAGCGGCAGTTGATTTTTACTGCCCACAAGATGTAGTGTTGAATATGCCTTGGGTGAAAATGGGTAGAGGTCACATCAACCTACATTTAGGAATTGAACTTCCTAAAGGTGTTGGCTTGGATATTCGTTCACGTTCTGGCTTTACTGACAAAGGTATGGAAGTTGATGTGGCCTTTATTGGCAAGAACGAAACACAAGTTGGTTACATGACTAATGTTAGAGCGGACATTGATATTTGTCTAGGTCTGGTCGATGAAGACTATAGAAACGATATTGGTGCGCTTTATAGAGTTAATTCCGACCGTTATATGCCGACAAAGGATAGCAAATTCAAACTAGATTCAGATTACGAATATTATGTTTTCGTAGTCAAGAAAGGCACTCGTGTTTGCCAGGGCGCATTCCGCAAGGTAGAAAATCCAGATTGCATACTTGGAGAGTTGAATATGGAAAATAATCGTGGAGGAGGATACGGACATGGTGGAACAAAATAACAATGGGTGTTGCGAATATGCTAACAAGTATATCTTTATGATAAGACGTTTGGCAGACATGATTGAATGCAAGGATAATGCCGCTTTCGTATCATCTCTAAGGGAGGACTTCGGAAAGCTCGGATTATTTTCAAGCGCAGCCAATTTCCTTCGTCTTATGTATGGGATACGAGCATCTTCTAAAGACAAAGAAACCTTACGAAGCCATATCAGCGTAATGGCGATGGAAGCCTTGCTTACGCTCTCTTGGTATATTATTTCAGATTATAACGACATCATCGAATCGCAAATCGAATTGTTCAAAACCAAAAATAAGCGGTATGGAAACGCATTTTCGGAATGTTTTGCTAAAGATGGTTATCCGTATGCCTTCGGTCATTTGCAAGAGAAGATTAATCGTATTTGCTCTTTGCTGACTTTGAACGAGGATGCTAAAGAAGAGCCAGTCCTAGACAGCTATAAAGATTTATTGGGGTATTGTATTTTAACACTTATCGAAATAAAATGAGATACCGAATAACAAGAATAGAAAAAGTTATCAATGGGCAGAGTTCGTTTGAGCACTGCTCGTTGATAGTTTCTAACATAGAAAAGTTTAGGAAACAAATAGATGCAGACGAGGTTAACTTCGTCTATGAAATGTTGGATTAAAAATAGAAAAGAATGAAAGAACCAGACATTGAAATGAATCTAAAGAAAATCATGGAACGCATAAAATGGATTAGAGAAACTAAGGCCATCTTATCCAAGGAAGAAATAAGTCTTTCCATTCCATTGATGCAAGATTTATCGCAAGTAGGCAATATTTACGATAAGTTTATGAGCTATCATGCCGGACGAAATTCCACAATGGTACGCAAGCAATTTATCTTTGTTATTCTTTATCTTTATTCTCCTAGTGCCCTTGGCGGTTCTAAAATGAGAAGAGGGTTAAGAGAAAAAATCGCTAAGGTTTTGGGGTGTACATGTTCTAATGTAAGCCATGATTACAAAAACATCAGTTTCTATTATGTTACTTACCGAAGTTTCCGTAATGACGTGAATGAGATATTGGATAAGCTATTAATAGATTTGGGTTTAAAAGAGATAGGGGAAGAATAACTTCCCCTACCCTTTTTAAAGCAGTCGCAACTCTTGTTTAATACCAAGCTTTTTTGACTCTTTATTAAAGAATTCTACTTTACGTTTTACTTTTTCTTTAAACTGCTCGAACAATGCAATTAAAGCTTCTCGCTCGGTATCAAAAAGCTCTTCTTCTCTAATTGTATGCTGTACGGTTCGTTTACAATGGTCGGGTTTGTATCTATAATCTATCCACCAACCCGATGAATTAAATTCGTTCCCCTCAAACCAAGATACGTTGCAGCATCCCTTTACTATACAGCGTTGTGGGGCATCAAACCATCCATCAATATACCAAGCAATATCACCATTCTTATATTTGGGTATTGGTCTTTCCTCTTTGTTCGTATATTTATATTTCTTCATATTCTCTTTTTTATTACTTATAGAAATCCCTATTATAAATACCTGAAAGCCTTTGCATATCTTCCTCTGTTATGGAGTATTTGTAGTTTAACTGATATTGAATATAGTCTCCATACTCCACATCTTTACATGGGAACAGCTTTCCGTTATCATTTCTAGGAACTTCGCTAGCAGGATGAAGCAATTTATTCAAATCGTTCAAGAACTCATTGATAGCCCACTTAGCACCTAGTCCAATAGCTTCTTTGATGTCCCCCTCATAGAACATTTCTTCCTTTTCATCATTGTTGAAGACTATCTCTTCGCCATTTAACAGAAATCTATCTTCATAGATTTCTTCCTTGGCAGCTTCTATTTTCTTATCGTCTATCATAATTATATTCCTTTCTTACTATTTTTATCCAATACCTCTTTAATCTCGAAATATTGAGCCTTTATAAATTTTTCCATCTCTAACTTGGTTATTCTACCAATAACTGAAATAGCCCCATCCCTTACAGATACTGAGAAATAATCAGTATTGATAAAACTAATGTTAACATCTATGCTTTCATCATTCATAATCTGCCCTTTCTTTTTCTAAGTTCTAACATTCTTCTAGTTCTACGGCTTTCCTTGCCACTAGGAGGGTTGCCTCTAAGCTTTACATCGTCTCTAATCATATCTATCCCTCCACGTCTTTAGTTGTACCTAACAATGATTCGTTGCCTTCGTAAGGGATGCAGAACTCCCATCTACCATTAACACATACATGGTCAAGATATTCATCAGTCTTATCTATATAGCTAAATATATTTGCACGCCATTCCTCAGTTTCTCGTTGTCTAACCAATACCTTATCAAATGGCTTAAACTCACAATTTTTAGGTAAGTCCACAATCTGTTTCTTCTCACTATCCCAGCGTTTGTTCTTCTTTGCTAAAGCATCAAAGAGTTGCTGCTTCTCAGAGTCAGTTGCTGGGCGGAGACTATAATGAACTCTTGTATAACCATATTCAGCTATAGAAAATTTATCGTCAGCATTATAGAAAGCATAGTAAAAAGCTCTTTCGTCTCCATCTTTATATTCACTTCTTAAGATGAAAATACAATTTGCATAATATCCACCTTTAATTCCTTTCATAAACACAATATCCCCATCCTTGAACTCAGGCTGAGCCTTCTCTATCTCCAAGGTCTCCATATTCAGCTTACCACTTAATTCTTTCTCTATGGTATTGATGTATGTAGCGGTACAACTATGTGATGCTTTGTGCCAATCCTTTGTATCCAAAAGACATGAGTAAGATTGAATAGACTCTTTGTTACGCTTAACGAAAACAGACTTACTTGTTTGGTATGAAGAATGAGCAAATTCTTTGAATACACAATAGTCGCCCTCTCCATTAGCAAGTACATCGCCCTTCTTCCAAGAAAACTTTGCCCAATCACGCATTTCCTTAGAAGGAAAGAGAATCTGTAAACCATCAGGATAACCTCTTTCTGTACCAAATTCGGAATAACCACGATGGCAAGTAGTATTATTATTAGTCTCATTCGTACACCAGACTACTGTTTCTGTATCTGTAGTACTGATAGTATCTAACTCTACATCTATATTATGCAACCAGTCATACAACTTAGTTCCTTGCGGTTTATCCTTTAAAATAGCCGCTATATTAATTTTTGTCTCCATATCACTTCACTCTTTTAAATTGAACAGCCTTTCCGTCTTTTCTGTCGATTCCGACACACTTGAAATTTCCGCAAACTTTTTCATAAATGTCGGTACATATCTCATCGAAAAAACAACCATTGCATTGTTCTTTCTCTGCCTCAACCACCTTCAAGACGATTTCTGAGCCAATAGATAAATCTTCCATAACTAAACCAATTTTTGCGTTAAACAATACTGGTAGTAACTCATACTACCAACGTTTTTTGATATTTTTGGCAGCTCACCATCATAAGGAGTGACTTTCAAGCCATCAATGAAATCAGCATTCTCAGTTGATACCTCGGTATTATGCTCATTCATAAACACCTTTTGCGCTGTCGTAGAATGGCTTTCTGCTCTCAGCTTACCGAGTGAACGCCAAACCTGCTTGCGATGGATAAACAGTCCATGCAAAGGGATAGTCTTTACTTCAACTTTTGTTCCCATAACCTTAACCATTTAAAGATGATAATAACTATTTGATACCCTTGCGCCCAAATCGAAGCAGCCCACGGCATCCGGCTTTAAGAAGCGTTTCTCTAACTTCTCCAAAGCCTCTTTATACTTCTGCTCCATGTGCTTGCAATGAAGTCTCTGAGCTAATTTAAGTTGCTCGACAACACCCTTGCGAGCAACTCTATATTGTTTATCGGACATCATAGCCTTATTCGTTTACATAGTTGATTACATGCTCTTGAGCTTGCTCATGCAAGTTATCGAAAGCGTCTTCTATAACTTTAGCTACTTGGTCGCCATTAAGGTTCTCCAGCATTTCGCTTACTACCTCAATCTGCTGGTCTGTTGCTAAAGAGCAAAACTTGTCAATAAGAAAACTCTTCTGTGCTTGGACGAGCATATCATCGAATAAATCCGATACATCTACACTAACTTTATAATATGCCATAATTTGAAATTTTAAACGTAATTAGTTGTACCATACATCATTTGGCATAAGAGCCAATTTCCATCCATACTCTAGTTCATACCTTAATATTTTAAGGTCGTGACTCGTTACAGATGAAAGACCTACAAACTTATTTTCGTACTCCATATCCAAACCATTTAGTTACCATACTTGTAATGCAAATAATTAGCCTCTGAGCCGAAATAAAGCTCGGTATCGCTCATATTTGCCTCCGTCAAGTCATTCTCTACATCTTTATAAGAAGGCACGCAATCCTTAACTCTTTGGCAGAACAAAGGATATTTTGAAGAAACGTCTTCTCCGTCTTCATCATAGATATTAATCTTATCTACATTGTAATATGGATAAGAAGAAATATTTCCATATGAATGGATAACCTTTCTACTCTTAACAGACACCACGATTTCAGCAGGTTTGTTAATAGCATCAAACTCGCAAGTAAAATCATCAAGTTGCGCCTCAAAAGCCGCATCATTAAGCTTTTCAGATAAGTTTTCAAAAAACTTTTTCATTTTCTTATTACAGTTTTTAAGGTGTGTCTCACCATTTTTAATTAGTAACCTTTATTTCTTAATTACGATGCAAAGATACAAATAATATTTGAAACATGCAAGTTATTTAATGTGTTTCTTATATCTTTTAACACTCTATAATAATACGAACAAATAATTTGCTGACGTTAACAAAAAAATCCCCACCACTACATTATTATATATAGTGATGGGGTAACCCCCAAAGGGTATTTTGCCTTTGGGCTATTTTTCTTCCTTATCTACGATTTCAACGAAATCTCCAATTCCCAAACGAGCCTTATTGATACATGATGCTATCCAACCTATCAGATAGGCAGATGGTTCTCCACCATGTTTCATTTCAATATTACCCTCGATAGCATCACAAGCGTGACTAGCCTCATGACAAATTACATTCATACGCATAGCCTTACTGCTACTGAATAAAACAAGAACGCACTTTCTTCCTGTTTCTCTTATGTGAAGTCCGTAATAAGTAAATCCATCACCATTAAAAAAATCGTACTTTTCAATATCCGTACCATCATTATTCAAGAATGCTTTCTTTGCATCCTCAAACTGCAACCCAACCCCAACACACAATAAGTGTGGGTAAATGGGCAGGTCGTATTCGTAATATCCTTTTTTCTTCATACCTCATCGTTTTTATGTTTATCCCATCCACGCCTCGAAAAAGCATACCAAGTATCGCAAATATCAAGAGCGAGAATGTTGCCTTGGTCAATACAAAAATCGCTATCAAAGCCTTCGATATGAACATACATCAATGCTATAGTATCATAAGGAACGCTACGACCTTCGAAGAACGTCTGAAATATTCTCAGTGCTAATCTCTATCGACTTCTTAAACTTCTTCATATTCTCAACTATTTAAATTTCTCAAAGTAGAACTCAATTTGTCTATCAAAGTGCTCTTCGATTAACCCATAAGCAAGCGACATCTTTACTTGGAAAGAAGCCTTACCATTAAGCAATCCTTTAGCCTGTTTAGTAATCTCTGAGCGAAATTGTTCCAAACTCATATCACGCTTACGAAGATTACAAGACCTGCAAGATGGCATATAGTTCTCCATAGAATCATCGCCATGGGATACGACAAACTTTCCCGCCTTGTCGCTCCACCGAGAGTAACACCCTCGATTCTTCGGAACAAGATGGTCAACCTGCATATCCTTATACTCTATACTCTTGCCGCAATAAGCACAATGACCATCGTATTTGCGATATATTTTAAGTCTATCTTCTTTTTTCATATTTTCAACTATTTATGTTTTAAAATAACGCTGACTGCGCTTGTTGTGTAGAGTTTGTGTTGCTTGTAATGAGAGTTACAGCCTTAGAAGAATTTTACGGGCTGACATTCATCGATTAACTTGCGTGCTTCTTTAGCACACTCAGCCACGCATTTTTCGACTGCTTCTGTGATGTCTTGGATTTGCCCCTCACGCATATTGCCGTATTTATCGCAAGTATCGGCTATTATTTTGTAGAGAACACGATTTTGCAAAGCCTCCATATAGTCTACAAAATCCTTGCAAGTTTTGCGTCGAGGTTCTTGCACCCAATCAAGAAAGTCCTTCTTCCAGTCTTTCCATGTTTTGATTTTTATTACTATCATTGCTGTTTATATTTTTTATTTGTTGTTCTTGTGCCCTATATGATATTTGTTGCATATCCTACACCGATACACCGCCATACCTTGTGCCCGTAACTTCGGATTCTGATTCAGAAACTCCCAAGCATCATCCTCGCTTTCATAAGCGACCTTCGCCTTCCAAGATTGACCTTTTCTAAACCAATGCTCAGGATCTGGATGCAAATGACAAGGAATACATTTATTTCTTTTCTTCATAACTTCTTCAGAAATTTAAGTTGAAACCCTTCTGCCTTTTTTATTCCTGGGTATAGTTCCTTTAGAACCTCCCATGCTCTTGTCTTGTGCCGATGCCACATAGTAACCGGATGCACACGCTCACCACTTGGTAATACATAGAAATCTGCCTTAATGGTATCAATATGCTCATAGTTTGCAGCTTTATATATAGTTCCCTTATTACCTATGGACGTATCGGCATAAGATATAAGGTACTTGATTTCCTTATGTGTTGCCCTAATATACTTATGCAAGAGAGATAGGCAAATCGTCTCGCTAAACTTTGGCATATCATCAGACAGCCACATTCTGTCAAATTCCCTCACTTGATGGTAATCCAACACTTCGCCCTTTTCAGTCTTGATGTGCGGTCGGATTCCATACCCTATTTGCATTGCACCCCTTATCTTATCCTTATACAATACCAAAAGATTCAAGCAACTATTCTTCGTTACCTTGTGTGAAAAGTGATGAGGAACTATGATTGCATCTGCTTGCGCCTTATCTCACTCCATCAGCTTTATTCCCTTTTCCTTGCATTCGTAACCGATAACAAATCCGCAGAAGCCTAGCACTGGAGACTTGTTCAACTTTCTTCTTCTCATATCAATGATACCTCCAAAAATAACGTTTGAAATTATCTAGCAAATGCTCTATACAAGCTTTGATTTCGCCCTCTCTTATGAATTGGTTGCAAAAATCTATCAATTCATCACGTACCAATCCTCGTTTTAAGGCTTCGTCTCTCATAGCTCTTATAAGAGCATCCGTTGTTTCTTTATTCCCATTTCTTACAACAGGATTGCAACAAAACACCTTGCACATATCCATAGTTTCAAAACAGACTTAACTGCCTACTCATATTCTTTAATTCGTTATTGGCAAAATCTACTTGACGCTGGTCTATTTCAAAGCCTATATACTTTCTTTCAAGGTTTACGCAAGCTCTTGCCGTTGTACCGCTCCCCATGAATGGGTCTAGAACAACATCATCAACATTTGTCGAGTTTCTGATTAGTATCTCCATCAACTTTACTGGTTTTTCAGTCTGATTAATCAAACCATCCTTATCCTTGCGCTTGTTCGTTGGAATAGGAACACTCAGAATATCAGATGTACCACATTCATTTATCGGTCTATCACCACCTTTGCGTAGCATGATGATATACTCTTTCTGTGCCATATAATAGCGGCCACATATTTTTGCGCACTTATCCCATATTAAGCATTTGGTAAAATGGAACTCACTTTTTCCGACCACATCAAGAAAGTGCATTTAATTATAATCATTACACATCAGATAGCAATGCGACCTGTCCTTTAATATCCGGTACAAATCATTGATGTAGTCCGAAATATCAATATCGTTATTCTTGAATATCTTGCCCTTTCTTGTTTGAGATTCCGTCCAATATCCTCCCATACTCCCTGAGCCACCCCTAGACTGAACCGGATAAGCCACATCGGAACATACGAGGTCTATGCTATCGCTATCAATCAGTTTCAAAAGCTTTCGACAATCTCCTTGGTATATATTATTCAGTTCCATCATATCCAAACATATCTTTTTGATTAAACATTTCTTCCTTAATTCTTCTTTGCGCCACCTTGAAATAATCAACATCCAATTCAAAACCGATGAACTTCCTGTTCGTTCTCAAACACGCCAAAGCTGTACTTGCTGAACCAATAAAACCATCAAACACCAAGTCGCCTTCGTCCGATGATTTCAAAATGCATTGCATAAGCAAGGGGATTGGCTTCTCGTTCTGATGTACCAATTTATCTGATGGAACTCTATCAAAGTCCCATACGTCCTCCAAACGCTTGCCATTTATGGTTCGTCTGCCTTTATTCAAATACAAGATTGGCTCGTAACATTGACCATATTGCGCCTCTAAATCTCCAGCCGTATGGTTGTTCTTTCGCCAAATGAGCACATTCTTAATGGTAAACCCTGCGTGCCTCGCTTGTTGCATAAAAAAGTCCAAGGTCTTGGCACTACAGAAGATATAAGCAGCACTATCATCCTTCAAAATTCGGTAGCATTCGCTCATATAATCAATAATCAATTGCTCATTATCGTCATTGAGTATTTCCTTAGAGAAACGATGGTCGTCTGCTCTCCATCCGGTCTTATAGGAGATACAATATGGTGGGTCAGTAACAATTAAATCTACTTTCCCGCTCTCTATTTGTTTCATTCCTTCTATGCAGTCGGAATTGTATATTCTATCAAATTCAAGCATATCAAATCTCTTTTATAGCGTTAACATAAGCTTCATGAGCCTCTTCTTGCGTATCAAAGCAACCTATATATATTTTCTTTTTACCTATCTGATACTGCGCTTGCCATTTTCTTACACTCTTATTCCAAGTCACACCCAAGTATTCGGAAGAGGTTTTCTTTGCTATAGCAGAATAAATCACATTGTATCTTGCGGTGCAATACTCCAAGTTGTCTACATCGTTATTCGTCTTATCGAAATCCTTATGATTCACCATTGGAAACGCTTCTGGATTTTCCAAGAAAGCCTGAGCTACCAAACGATGTATATAAAACATCTTGCGCTTTCCGTTCTTGTAAAGCCATACCTTCAGATAACCTTTTGGTGTCTTGCAAGGTGCGATTTCCTTTAATTGAGACGTTCTCCCAATAGTAAAAACATGTCCCAGCTTGCTAACATAATACCTTTCGTAATTCTTTATAGGCTTTATATCACCAAGAAACCTTGTTATACTTTTATCTTTCATTGTTACCTCCTTTTTCAAAGAAACTTGAATATATGGCTTGCGCCTCCTTTGTATCTAGCAAATCAATATCATTGTAAAACCTTCTGTACACAACGCACAGCCTTTCGTCATTTCCGGTGTCTCTTGCTTTAGCTATTTGCTGACAAGATTCCATGAGAAATGCACTTATCTTCTCGTAACTTCGCTTCTGTGTCTTCTTTAGCATATCCATGCTTACAAAGGTTTTGTAGTGGATGATATGCTTTTCTTGCTCGTATTCTGTGAGTATAAGCCCTTCCGGAATAGCAAATACCACTCTTCTTGTCTTGTCATCACTATAGAGCTGAACTGCACCTGTAAACGATGTATATATCTTTTGCAATATCTTGGCAATCGGTAAGTCTTTTTTCAAAAACCTTTCTGCAAATCTCTTCAGAAAATGAACGCTCATAGCAAAACAATCTTCGCTATACCCCTCGTTTCTACTCATAGGAATATACTCGTTGGTTTCCTTCAGATAAATGAACAAACCGGAAGCAAATACATCGCCATGTTTTACACCTACAACGATGAGATAATCGGCATTCGGTGTAGCAAGCTCAAAGGTCTTTGTTATTTGTCGTACGTTCTGCTTTCTCATTTCACGTTTAAGCTCATTAGCTTTTCGCATCTGAAACTCATAGATTCTTGTTTCATCTAAGTTTCGTACTCTACGCATCTCACCCGAAGTCATACTTGCTGTTATCATGCGCATTCCTCCTTTTTAATCTTTGACAACCAACAATCCCAGATTCTTGTAGCTACATTAGCCATCATAACAGGAGGAACACACATTCCGCAAGCAAACCAAGGTTTCATGCCATTAAAGTCATAATCCATCGGAAATGTTGATGCTAAAATCGTATCATGTGCTGAAAGATAACTTGGATTATCATAATACACAAGTCTATCCTCCATTGCTGATATGGTATTGCATACCTTATTCTTTTTAAGAAACATATTATTGAACATAGAAAGACGATTATCCATCCGCTTGACAATATCACCGATAGAATTATCTTTCTCATTTCTATGCTCCCAATACTTCATCATTCCTTTAGGAATTTGCCTTCCACAATAGTCAGAGAACTCATCCAAGACAATTTCTTTCTCGTTGAAGTCCATATCTATCTTAGGCACTCGCTCGAACAAATCCTTTTGAACCATAAACGGCTCGCAAAGGTCTTTACGTAACCCAATAAAGAATACCCTAGGTCTGTTTTGAGGAACACCCATGTTACGTGCATTGAGAAGCCAATGCTGCAAGATATATCCGGCATCATTCATCTGTCTATAAATCTCCTTTACGTACTCGATGGCTTCACCTTGTAATAAACCTTGAACATTCTCAAAAACTACTACCTTTGGCTTTAGTTCTTTAGCGAGGTCGATTGAGTAGAAAGCCAAATCGTCAAGCCTTTGCGCCTTCTGACCTTCTCGGAATACTTTTTCCTTTCCCCAAGCCTTTTGGCGGTCACCTGCAATACTGAATACCGAACAAGGGAAACTAGCATCCAATATATCCAAATTATGAAGCTCTTCTTTCATAATATGCCCCCCCATATTGATATTGGTAATCAACTCACGAATATCACAATTGAAAGCGTACTTGACATCGTGATTTTTCAAGTACATCTTCATAACCTTTGGGTCTATCTCATTACAGGCTACAACATCGTAGCCAGCTAGTTTGTAGCCAAAGGAACTTCCACCTCCACAACAAAAGCAAGACATCACCTTACCTTTGTCTTTTGTGAAATTAGCATCTTTTTTAGTCCATCTATAAGGGAACTTGTGCTCGTTTTTATACATTTATCTACCATAAAAAACAATCGTTAATAAAAACCGATGTATAAAAATAACCACAAGTAATATGGTTGTAAAAAAGGGACTCTAACCCTTGAATTTAGATTCTATTTTCTTCGGCAATGCGTCTTAAATAATCATCCGCTGCGTTATCGTCTATTTTCGACTTAAGAGACATTCCTGTGTTATATCCTATCATTAAGGACACATTCTTGCTCTTTTTCTTGTTCTTTCCATATCGCCAGCCAAAGACCTTTCCTAGCCAAGCTATACCAACAATACCATCTGATACTACTATTGTCGGAAACAAAACAAATACTTTATATATCATCGCAATCTAATTGAGAGTTAAAAATATATCTATTCTGATTCAACCAAAGCTCCACGTAGTCAGCCTTGATTTTCAGAAATTCTTCGTATGTGTAGCATTTCTGCTGCTTACCACCTTTGTTCCAATAATAGGCAACTCCTCCCAAAGAAAAGAAGTCTATCAAGTCCATTTCCTTTCGCTCCGGTTCTTCACGCTTTTTCTTTTGCCTATATCTACTTACAGCAAGCAATATGAGACAAACGCAAAGCAACATGGAAACCAGTATCTCGAATATCAACCTTACATCTTGCATCTTATTTTAAACAAAAAACACGAAACTACCGATTGCAAAGTCAAAGGAATAGTGACTCGGACTGCCTTTCGGTATAGTCCATCGGGTTTCGTGTCTCTAATATCTTATCAATTTCTTAAATCGCCATTTTATCCTTTTTTGTTCTGCGCTTGCAAAGATAAATATTATTTCGCTAACTTGCAAGCGTTTTAGTGCTTTTAATACTTTATTTGCATTATTTTAAACTTATCCTTTTTTGAAGTTCATTCCAAACTCTTCTTCCGTTACCTCATACATTACATCACCACATGCTACTCTTTGCTTGTCTTTTGCCATCAGCAATAAGTTTCTATAAGGTATCTCTTTCACGACTTCTTGGTAAGATAAATGCAGACTATCCATAAAAGATGCAATCTGTCCTAAGAGTGTATCGTTACCTATGGTCGTGGTTTTGCTATCATCCTTGCCGCACTCTTCGCCAAAATTGATAGCGTCTGAAAATCCTTTATAGAGATTAAGGAATAAGCCGTTTGTAAGCCATTGACAACCTCTTCAAGCGTTCCTTTAGATAATTCATCACTAATGGATTCATCGCCTTGTATGAATACGGACAACGCCTTGCAAGCATCATCCAAATTCTTAAGCATGCATAAGACTTCCGCTAAGGTCTTGCCCTCTTCGAAACTATCAAGGTATTTAGCCGCCTTGACCAATTTTATAATTGTAGGTGGTGAAACGTAATAAGCCCTTCCATTCACGATTATCGTTACGGTGTCCTCTCCAAGAATTGCATCCGTAATTAATTTACTTGCCTTACTCATGGTTCTGAATATTAAAAAAGGGGAACGGCATTAACACCATCCCCCTCTATCATTTGTTGCCTATGTCTTATTCTTGTTCTACAACCGCAGAGCCTTCCCATTGGTACTCGCCAGCCACACCATCGATCTCGCTTTCCATAGCAACGGCAGAAATACCCAAAGTGATATTCTTATCCTGCTGGTCACCCTTGGCAACGATAGCCGCATTTGAGAAAACGATGTAGTTCCCTGTCTTGGTCTGAGCAACGATACACTTGTTGATATTAGCCAAATCTTGGCTAGAAGACCAACCTACTGCATCTGCCTCCGTTGTAGTCTCTTCTCCAGTTGCCTTGTACATCTTACCACCCTGCAAGTCTACCTTATTCTTCCATGAAAAGACACCAATAGAGAATGTAATTGTCTTAGCACCCTCATCGGTCTTGTCACGATAGTAAACCTGTCCGTTCAGCTCGTTCTTGTACTCGGTAACACTAGGGTCATCCTGAGAATATCCCCATGTTCCCTCATGGCTGTTCTTAACCTCTGTAGCGGTTTTCAACCATGTAGCCAACTTAGCAGGTGTATTTGCCTCGGTAAGAGGAGCACCATACCAAATTCTCTTGATTCCAATAAATGGTTTCATCTTATCTTACGTTTAATGTTTCAAAATCAATAGTAATGTTTGCGTAATGGCAACTCAACCTACTCTCTTGCTCTATGCCGTGGGAGCGGATAGAATAACGATACCATACATCCTCAGCTTTTCCGACCTCATTGTCGGACAGGGTTTGAATAGCCTTCTTTAAAAGCTCGTTCAATTGAGGATTAGCCTCGCCCTCTATATCTTTGAGCAATATGTTTACCTCTATAGTACAATCGTTGAAATATGTCTTGTCTGCACTCATGCGCTTAGGAATGATTACTATCATGCCTTCATCAGGAATCTTCTCACCGACCAAAGGTCTTTCCCCCTCAAGTCCACCCTTTGTCAGATGTCCTTTCAGTCTTCGTTCCAATCCCATAAGTTCCAAGTCATCATAGATTACATGACCAGCATCTATTTCTGTTATCATCGCATATCCTCGATTTCTTTCTTGATATACTGAATACCCGAATCTATAACATCATATCCCCTAGAGGAAACATCAGACGCATATTCCGCTTTGTTGCCAAGGGTCAAGGTGTGGTCATGTACATTACTATAGTTAGACCTTCTGAGATTACCTGTGCGGTTTCGGTAGTTTCCGTTAGCCTTATCAAGCTCAACAGCAGTTTTACCTAACCTATCAAGAAATTCATCTACTTCCCTTTCTCCCTGTGCAAAGAAAGCGTCTATCTCATCCTTTATAACATCAGACATAGATACTCATATAACCAAGATAATTGCACTTAGGGGCATTATAGACCTTTCCACCTCCTCGGTAGCTTCCATCATCGGAATAGACCTGGACTTCATCACCTTCGGAAATCTGGCACTTGTCACAAACAATACGATATTTCGGTGTATATATGCTACCATTCTCGGTAGTGAAATGCTCGGTAGAGTTGTCATCGCACCGACAACGCCCCATTTCTTTCCATTCCTCAGAAGAGCTAATGACCTCGTTGTACTTGTTGACAACCTTATTCACGAACTTCTTCTTTAATATATGAGGGGAATATAACATAACCTAGACATTTACCAAATATCAGACTTATCCGTGATAGTGGAAAGCCCTAAAGCTGCCACCACTTCATTATCCGGAGCAACACCATATTTTCGGCAAAGCCACATATAGTATTGTCCTATCCTAGAGTAGTCCCAAGAGACAGAGAATCCATTTTCATTCACATTGCTCATATATGGGGCAAGCATAAGTTCCTCGATTACGGAAATCATCGCCTTGCCTACAACCTGGGAATTATCAGACGTATATTCTTCGTCAAGGTCTATACCTGACGATATATCTTCCAATTGGGCATCGGTAATGTTCCAAGCACGCAACTTCTGCGAAATGTATTCTCTTATCTTCATGTGACATCCTTATTTCTGAGCCTGACTCATAGCCTCAGCGATTTTCTTTGCAGCCTCCTGCTCGCTCTTAGTCTTTTCGTCAAGTTCTTCTTCTACATTCTCCTTTTGGGAATTCTCTTCGGTTGACTCGGCAGCATCCTTTTTTGAGTTTTTCTCCTTTTTAGGCTTGCTCTCCTTCTTCTCCTTCAAAACTTCCTTCTTAGGTGTCTCTTCTGACTTCTTTTCTTCTTCCTTTACAGGATTTTCTTTTCCATCATTCAAGACTTCCTTTTTAGGAGTATCTTTAATTTCCTTATCGTCTTTTAGAGGTGCAGAATGGTTATCATCCTGCACCTCCAACATCTTGCAAAGCTTACGTTCGATAAGGGAGTTCATGCGTTCTTCGTCAAAGTCCAAGATTGCACCAACTTCATAGATGGTGTTAAAATGGAACTTATCACGGAACGGACTAATTACCTCACCTCTCATAAGCCTAACCTACCGCTTGTGTTGAGTCCAAAGAGTAGATGGCATCAACGTTATTCAAGATAGGAACAACCATTGCTTGTGAGCTAGTGAACTCACGGAGTGGGTCGTTAGTAGAATAACGGCTAGCCAAGATATACTCATCGGCTGACTGATAAGTAACACCTGCAACTGGTCTTGTAGCTTCGGCTACGTTAGTCCAGAACAAATCACCAAGGTTATCATAGCATGTAAAGGTCATGTGACCCTTAGCCCAAGGGTTGTGTGTTCCCTTCTTGCCGTTAATCTCGGTCTTGATTGTACGGGCTACACGTACCAAGTTGGTCTGCCACTTATTTCTAAAGATAGACGCAATCTGCTCAAAGCTCAAAATAGGAATGTTGCTGTTATCCCCACTAAGTGCAATGCCTTGATTGAAGGCAAACTGAGCACGAACCTGCTTGTTCTTGCCAAGCAACTTGATTGTGTAATCATCAAGATAACAAGTAGTGATGGTGTTTTGGTCGTCCATCGCCTTGTCGTAAACCAATTGGATGTCATCAAGTGGGGTTGCATCCTCTTCGTCCCAAGCCTTAGCACCGTGACCGAACTTGTTCTTCTCGGCAAAACCTACATCAACTCGGACACCAGTACCACCGGAACGAGTCGCCAAAGCTACACCTGTTGACAGCTCACTGAGGAACATATCTTCAATACGCTCGTAAACCGCCTGAATACAACGAGGAAGGTCTGCAAACAAGTTACGCAAAATCTGTGGCTGAGGCAAACGTTGCGCAATCATGTTATCCAAATCCTTAAGCTGCTTCTCTGACATATAAAGCTTCATACCAACCTTTGGGATTTGACCCTCAGCGGTTGAAACCTTATCACGGCTCTTCAATGGAAGTTCCGCATCCATTGATACAACATCAGCAGCAACTCGTGTGTATTCCGCAGTAATTGATGCCCAGCGTCCGTCCTGACTATATGTGTTAGTCAAGTGGTCTCGGTACATATAGGTCAATGCAGTCTGATTCTTGCCGTTCAACTTCTCTACTACACTTGCAACAAGTTGTGGGAAGTATTTATTGACCAACTGAAAATAAAGTGATTTTTCCATCTGTTATCCTCCTTCTTTTAGTCTTTGTCCATGGTTGCATCAGACTCATCGAACTTGTTTGCATCCTCATCGCTAACCAAAGCAATCTTTGGCATAGCTGTAAGGAACGCATCCGGATAGTCTGCACCATTTGCAGCCTTAGCTGCTACCTTGTTAACTTGTCCAGCAGTCATAATTGCCGCTGGCTCACCGTTCAGAATGGAACGATAGAGAACACCCGCATACTTGTAATGCTCCAATGGGTCACTGGCAGTACCCAAAGCCTTATAATTGTCTGTTTCAATAGGCAATGGCTTGTAAGTTCCCTTACCATCTGTCACGATAACACGACCTGCGTAAAGAACTTCATCTTTTACGCCTGTCCAATCCAAAGCACGACCGCCCTTGATGTCGCCTTCCCATTTCTGGATAATGACGGAATCCTCACCAAAGACAATTTGCTTTTTTGTAGTCTTCAATTCCTGATTCATGTTTTTCAATTTTTAAAGTGACTGAACTAATGATGCGGCTACATTGTCAACGTCCTCCTTTGTTGGCTCGCCCTCGCTAGCACGATAGCTGCCCCCGAATTGTGGTTGTTGCAACGCCTTGCAGTTGTTCGCTACCTTGGAGAGGTATGTTTCGATAGCTTCATCTGTAGCATCATCGCTCAAGGTGAAACCCTCGTTGATACGACTTTCGGGAATGCCCAACTCCTTAGCCTTTGATAAAATCTTCGCATCGTGGTCTGCCTTTGCCTTTGCCTTTGCAGCAGCCTCTTCCTTAGCCTTAGCCTCCTCAGCTTGCTTTTGGATAGTTTCTTGCAATTCCTTAATGGTCTTGCTTTGCGCCTCCATCTGTTCGTTGTAAGTCTTGGCTTGGTCTGTGTTCTTCTGAGTCAAGGTCTCAACGAGTTTCTTGAACTCTTCACGTTCCTTGGTTCTTGCTTCATCTGAAGCTTTCTTCTCTGCTGCTTGCTCTTCAAAGTATTTTTTGAGATAATCCGGCATTTCGTTTTTCTTTGCCAATTCCTCCAAGCGTTTCTTTTCGGCTTCTTCAGCGGCTTTCTTGGCTTCTTCGTCAGCTTTCTTCTTGGCTTCTTCTTCAGCAGCCTTGCGTTCAGCATCTTCTTTAGCCTTCTGTGCCTCCTCGAACTTTTTCTTGGCATCGGTAACTCTGCGGTCATTGTCCTTTTGCAAGGACTCCAAAAAACTCTTTTGACTAGCAACCACTGTCTCGATGTTGTCATCAGTAACAAGCCCCATCTTATCAAGCATTTCGGCATGTGCCTGAAGAACTTCATCACCTAACCCAAGAGACTTATACTCTTGTTTTAGTAACTGGAAAATTTTATCTTTCATTCTTTCGATATATTTGTTAAAACTAGTGCAAAGATAATACGAAAAGAATAATAAATGCACTAAACCATTTGCAAGTATCTCACTTTTAAGCAAAAGTGAGTAATAACGGCATTTCTAAGCGATTTAAGGCTATTTCATCACATAAACGAATAATTAATAGCTACGCAAAATAGAACTCCTTATATAACAAAAAAAAACGCCAAATATCCTCACGGACATCTGACGCTTGTCGAATAAAAAGAACCTAAACATTAATCTTCTAAAAGTTTATTACATTTCTCATATAACCCAAATGATTCAAATTAGAATAGAACCGTCCATCACGCTCTATGAATTTACCGGACTTCACAATCTCACCATTATGCAACATTGCAAACTTAGAACCATGAGCTGTCCATTTGTTCATTTCTTTCATATGTTCATCAGAACCCCAACCATATTTCTTGATAGTAGGATAAATGAAACGTTCAAAACAAATTTGACTATCTGTTTTATCATGCTCGGAGCAAATCGGGAGCACTCCATTATGTGCGAACCAATAACCTGCCTTGTAGAATGGATGGCAATTCTTGACACAGACAGAACCATGAGTAGCAAATCTGAAATGTATGATTACATTCTCATTTATATCTCGCTTCATCAATCTACGGATAAATGTAGAGAAATGCAAACTCTTGTAATGGTCAGACTCGCTCACAAAACCGCAACCATCTGGATTTCTCATATACGCAGCCTTTAGCTCATCTACAGATGGCAAAGCAACACCTTTCGGACATACAATAATAACACACATATCTTTACCCTTTCTTTTTCTTAATAATACTTTGATTTCTTTGTGTCCTAGGGCTTTTACCCTAGGGCTACATTAATTAATCGTTATTGGTTGCAAATGCATCCTTACGACTCTGGAAGAAAGCCTTCTCTTCTTTATTCAAGAAAGGTATATCTTCGATATTCATAACCTCACTAGTGAAGACATTGTTGCGAGACCAACCGACAAGCTTTGCGCAGAACTTCACCCACATTTCTATCTTCTTGAAATTGGTAGAACCTTGATGTTGGCGAAACTCGATTGTCCTGTGACGTGTATAGCTCTCTGCATTGACCTTATAATATCTATCTCCATGAAAGACATCGAATCTAATATCTTGATTGCTGTGACAATTAGTGAAATCCTTGTCAAGCAAGCTGGCTGCCCAACGGCAATTACCTCTTCTTGAAGGAGCCATGAAACTATCAATCAATCTTTCAAGTTTCTGATAATTCTTGAAGACGTTAACATACTGCTCACCTGTCAACTTTGCTGCACCAATATGAACGTGAAGACCACAAGTAGAATTTACTCTTGCACCTACGGCATCCAAAGACTTGATAGCCTTCTTTAAGGTTGCCATACCATTTGTATTGCCATTCAATACCGGACTTACAACCTCGTTAGGGTCTATATCACCACCAACTGAAGAATCACTAACAATCTTGAAATAACTCTTGTTGTCGGTGTGGTTATAGCCCTCAGAATGAATATCAACACCATTCTGACGACCTGCCTCTATCAAGGCATTGCGCTCGGCATGAACACATTCTATCTCAACACCGAATGTATAAACGAATCTCGTTGAAGTTGAACCGCTTGGCACACAAACCTTCAACATATCGGAGATTTCTTTCTCACGAAGACCGCAAGCCTTCAATGCAACAATCTTTTCGTTGCGAGGCATCTTTGACTTCTTGATTTCGTCAATAGTCTCGATTAATGACTTCTTTGAACTTGCGAATGAAAAACCAGTCTGCTTAGACATAATCAATTGTGCTAGTTGTTTCGGGTCTTACCCCTTGGTGTCGCTCTCACCTTATTGAGTGAAACTTGTCACTCGGCAAATCAACCAACTTATCTTGATTGACGATGCAAAGATACGAATAAGTTTTGAAACATGCAAGTTTTTTAATGTTTTTCTTTCGTATTTTAACCTTTCGTAACTACTATATGAGTCTTGTTAACATTTCAGCTTTTATTTTACCTTATTATATATGTAAAAGGCTTCGATGTTCACACACCAAAGCCTAAAAAACTTTACTAACTAATTACCAATTTTTATCGACTATCTTTTTAAATCATCACCAATATCTTCTTCTACTCCCAAATCCGGTAGTCTGTCATACGCTTTTTGGTCATCACCTCCTTCAGACTTAACACCTAGTAGGTAACCATTCCGAAAAGCATAATATACCAGCTTTTCCATATCTTTAGCCGTTGCGTTATCTGTCAAATGCAGCGTGGCGTACAATCCCATCAAGAACTTCCGTACATCTTTTGGATATACCTTGTTGTTCTTTTCTAAAGCGACTGCCATTCTTAACGGACTTTTCATATTCTTCAATTTTTCGTTAAACCATCAAATGAAGCACAATAGAGAGCCATTCCGCTTGTTCCCCTAGTTCATAGACTTATTCACAACTTTATTCGTCTCATCTGCATCCTACGTTTGCCCATTGACAGATGTCCGAGATTCCAACAAAACAAACATCACGGCTCTCTTCTTGTGTATCATTGTGCCAACGGAAGGATTCGAACCTTCGACCCTAGGATTAAAAATCCTATGCTCTGCCACTGAGCTACGAAAGCGTAAAGGAATGATTGGATTCGCACCAACGCCCCCTTAGTTACCAAGCCAAGTGCTCTACTACTGAGCTACATTCCTCGTATTATGACAAAAGTTCTCGTGGTGCAAGGGAGATTCGAACTCACCGAACCCACAATGGGAATAGATTTACAGTCTATCTTCTTTAACCGCTTGAATATCGCACCTTTTGTGGAACATATACCAATTCCACCTTGTTGCCCCAAGCGGATTCGAACCACTAATGACAGAACCAAAACCTGTAGTGTTGCCATTACACCATAGGGCAATTTTGTATGTACTGCATAAAGGATTCGAACCTTTGAATACCAGCGTGAAAAGCTGGCGACTTAACCACTTGTCTAATGCAGCAACTAGGGTCTCTCACCCTAATAAGAGTTGCTTGTTATAGTCTAGCTGGGCTGGGTAATGTGTAAACCATGCCGTAAACTCCTAAGTCTTGACTTATGGTAGAAGCGACCTCTCAGAAGGCCATCTGTTTCAAACACGATGCAAAGATAAGCATTTTTTCTTATACTTGCAAGTGTTTTAGTGTTTATTTATATTCTTTTGATGAATTTTACATCACTTACCCTTGTGGAGAATGCTACAAAGGGTTTCTACAAGTTTCTTTGCGTCATCACCTTTGATTTCGATAACATTTGAAATTCCATCAGGAGCATCATCGCCTTTCTGTTCCTTATCCAAACGCTTACGGAGAGCCAAATCTGGATTCTCAACCAAGATAGAGTCTAAAGCATAATTGCAAATGCGGCTTGCAAGTTCCTCGTTACCATTCGCATCACGCACAAACTCATTCTTGCCTTCAAGAATATCCATAATCTCGTTGTACTCTTCAGCATTCTCACAATTACGTGAAAGCATACCAATTACCTTGTAGCGGTCAATCTCAAAGCTGACCTTTAATTTGTCTTTATTCATTCTTTCTATCTTTTAAATAATTAAACATTATACCAAAAACCCCTTTCATAATAAAGTCCTCCCTTTACCTCATACCGGATAGCATCTGACTCTTTGCAAAGCTGACGGATTCGTATATACAAACGTTTGTCCAACTCTTCTTCAAACAAAAGAGACAATTCCTTCCAATTGTCAACAACAGGAGCAAACCAAGGATATTGCTTCTTTACAACCTGTAGCTCATCCAAGGTTACGTGTCCGTATTCTACCATGTCATAGCATCTACGGAAGTCACTATTGTCTTTAGGAATATCCAAATCTTTCTTTCTTTTTACCCCCATCAATGCACTCCACATAGTCATTGAAGAGATACCTGTATCACAAGTGGCTATCCACTCTATCATTCTTTGCTTGTTCATCTTCTTTTATATTAATCACGCTAAGTCGCTTTATTAACTCTTCACATGCTTCTTTAGTTAAGATACAATTCTTTGAATCTTTAATGCCAGTAACCTTTTCACGAATAGCAGCATTCGTGTCGTACACTTCTTGTAGTTTTTTCTGAAACTCAATTACGTCTTCGTTGGTGAGTTTACCTTTCTTCTCAACAATCTTGTTTGTTATATCCTTATAAACACATTCGAGTTCAACATATAAACGAGCTTCTAACTTCACCATTATTGCGTGTACAAAAGTATCATAAAGTCTTTCCATCTTGTATTTCCTCCAAAAGTCTTTTGATTTCCTCGTTTTCTTTATTATCTATGCGAGCCTTTAAGATACTCTTGAATGCGGCATCCATTGCATCGTATCTACTGGAATATTCCTTACCATCCGTATGACACAAGCCTTCCTCTACACACCATGATGTAGTTTGCCAACAGAACTTATCTTTCGAAATGTTTGCAACACAAATATAGTAACCGAAATGCTCTAAAAGCCAATCAAGCACCATATCATAGCTTGGAGCGGATATTGCCGGATGCTTACTATTCAACTTTAAGGCAGCAGAAAACTCAATATTGGATTTCTCCCACTCGGAATTGGAGTAAGCAATATAACTGCCGTAATGCTCATTATATTTTCCACCCTTACGAATGCCACCCTTTGCTGTCCAAGGACTAGCATAAGCCCAAAATTCTGCTATCTTCTCATCGTAACCAACCTCCTTCAGAAGTTTGGCTATCTCAAAGGGAACTACCTTTGGTTTTATCGTCTGCTTATTTGCCATTTTCCACCCTTTTTAAACTGAACCCGAATCAGACTTATCTAATTCATCAATTGCCTGTCTAAGCAAAGGAAGAACCTTGTCCAAGTCTTCGAAATCCGGTACGACTTCATTCACTCGCAAGATTGCTTGACCTAACAAGCTCTTAATCTTTTCTCTGTCCATTGCTCTTCTCGGTTTGTTTCTCTAAGTCTTTTAAATCTACCTTCTCAAATCGAGGAACTGGCTTACCATCAATCTCAACATTACCAAAGAACATTTCCTTTGGTCGCACCCAAACTTCATGCTGTCCGCACACTGCTTGATACGCAACCTTAGCTTCAGAAGTCTCGCTATCAGTAACCTCACCAAGGTACTCATAGAAATTGCCCTTATAGTGTCGGTAAATCGGCTTACTGAATCCACCATGCAGCCAATCGGCTTTGCCGTTGATTTTCACGTACTCCCTTACCGCATCGCACTTACAGGACTTATTCAGCTCTTCTACCCAATCAAAGAAAGCTTGTTTGTCCTTTATCTCTTCACTTGATACCATGAAGAGATAAGTGCAAAGAAGCATCTTACCTGCATCAGTATCATATTTCTTGTTCACCTCTTCAGCTAATTGCATCATAGGTGTATCTAAGCGATAATTCCAACTCATAATCTACCCTTTCTTACTTTTTAAATTTGCCAAATCCTCTTTCAAACGTAGATGGAAATTATCTTCTCCATCATCACCGGAAAGAAGCCAATCAATTCTTTGGGCATAAACCTGAGCTTTCTTCAGAAGTTCAATACCCTTTTTGAATTCCTTGATAGTCTCTTTAGATAAGCCATATCTGTTAGGCATCGTATGATGATGTTTTCTAACATACTTGTCTTCATCCTCTTCTAACCATCGGTCTTCGAGAAAGCATCTTTCGTCTTCCTCATCCAATGGATGACCATCAACATAATCTTCTATCTTTGTATATATGTCAGCAATCCGATACTGAGCATAATCAAAACGTCCACCACTCATAGTCTTTCAACTTCAAAAATTTGAACTTACTTCAACGCACTCAACCTTGCTTCTAGCTGTTGAATGATATTGTCTATTGTCTTTCCCCTATAGTCAATAGCAATGTCCTCCAAGACTTCAATCTGAGCTGCAATTTTAATTCTATCTCTTACTACTGTCATAATCAATCTTGTTTATCATGATGCGGTGCTTGCAAAGTTGTAATGAACAACATAAACATAACCACCATACATTTTTCCAATAGTTACTTCAACGTAATCAAAGATGATGTCGCCATCCATCTTGTAAGAAACCAAAGGCCCAGTAGGGAATGCGTTGTGCTCTGTATAGTAACGATACACTTCTTGTGATAGTAACTGCTTGAATACATCAACCTCACCATCCTTTGAAAAAACACCTTTAAACTCATCTTCATTGTCAATTGCAACAACTACTCCAAGTTCTTTTCTTACACATACACCTTCGTTTGTACCACTTTGCTCATTATACAAGACTGGTAATGTGTAAACACCTCTCGATTCTTCCATATGCTTATTTTTAATTTGTATTTTATTTTATCCTTCCACTTTCTTGCATTGAGCTAAATCTATTGCATACGCCCAACGCTTAGGGACAAAAGACATCGTAGGCTCAAATCTATCTGCACGTTCAACACATACATCTTGCGTCCGGTAAATCAATCCGTCAGAGCCTTTTACCTGCAACTCAACTAAAATAGTATGGTCTAGCATCGGGAACTTATCAATATCATGCCAGACTTCACCGCCTTCAAGGAAGGTAGGCTTTATATGGTTCATCTTTGCCACAAAGTACTTCATGTAAAATGTTTGACTTATATTCGTTAGTTATGGTCTCGCAGCTGCCAAAGCACCACAAATCCTTGGATTGCTCCTTGTGTAACCTTGATGACTTTATATAATAGCCATTGTTGACATCGTAATGCTTACGTACCATGATATTGTCGTTTACCACTCCGACCTCATCATCCGTAATTTCATAGAACATTCGACCATCACTAAATGCATTTAAGCCTTTGTACACTCCATTAGAGACAACCATCTTTTCATAGCCATTCGTCTCCCAGTTGGCATAATCCCAGATGGTTTCCAAATCATCATCATTCAAAAGGTTATTGTCAATAATAACCTTGCCGATAACCTTGAATTTGCCATCTTGCATCATTGCCTCAACGACAAATTCATCGGCAGCGTTGAAATCGCTAATCTCTATGGGTCTCATAATACTTGTGCTTAATATTCTCGTAAATCACCCTCTTTGCAGCCTTTGCTCTTCTGTTATTATCAGAAAAGACATCATCATACAAAGACATATCTTCACTCTCAAAAGCCACATGCTCACCTTTGTAGCAAGCATCAAAGCGGCATCCTTTTTCGGACTTAGCCGCAGTAAACTTTATCTTACCAAACTTAATCTGCATAAGCCCTATCCTAGAAAAAATATTAATGATACTATTTCAAGAGCAAACAAAAATGCTAATGCATTCTCAATTGTGAATACCTTTTTCATTGTTTCAATACAGTTTTACGTGTGTCTCACGCTCTAATTTATATTGTAAGGGGATTTATATCCCCTTTATTGTTCTTACTTTAAAACTCGATAAGTTTCGTAGAAATCGTGAAAACTCTTCAAGTAGCCTTTCTCTGTCAAAGAGTTTAAGATTTCTTTCAACTCATCCTTGGTATTATCCAAATCGAAATCATACAACTCAGCAAATGTAAAGTACTTGTTACCCCCAATTACATCAGCCATCACTTCGATATTGCCATAAACCATTGTTTCTTTCTTACTCAATCTAGTATTCATAACGAATCACAGTTTTTAAGGTGTGTCTCACCTTTTAAAATTAATAACCTTGTTTCTTAATTACGATGCAAAGATACAAAGAATATTTGAAATGTGCAAATTATTTAATGTATTTCCTTTATCTTTTAACGCTTATTATATGTAGACACATGAAATTAACTTTCTGTAGCAGAAAAAGCCAAAGAATCCACCATTTCATTATACATATTACCCCTATGAGCCTTTACCCAATGGTATCTTATCGCCTTGCCTTTCGCTACCTTATTATATATAGGCTGCAAATCTCCCAACCTGCAAGCCTGTATACTTTCAATAGCTACTTGGCAATCAACATATACATCAACAGAACACGAAGGAGGGCAATCACCCAATGCTTGAATGACCGCCCTTATTTCGGCTCTCACCGAATCGTTCACTTTGGCTGTGGTAAATGTATATTTCCCACTTTTGATAATCACTCCCTTATGAAGCACAAGCCAGCCACAACCACACTTTTCTTTCTTGCAAGAACCATCGGCATACACCTCATAGCGCACACCTTTAGCCTCATCAACAATCATCTGAGCAACAACCTCGAAAGAGTCATTGCTCATCACCTTGGCTATTTGCTTGGCTTTCTTCTTCATAAGCGATTAAATCAAACCTCGTTCCTTGAACTCATTCATCAATGGGGTTGCCAAGACCTCAATATCTGGATGAGGCTTTCCGGTAGTTCCCTTTGAACGCAAATCGAAGAAATGAAGCCAATCACTCACGAATGCGGTATGAATCAGCTCCGTATTGGTATCAAGAGGAAGAATAGTTCTCGCATCTTGTGGCTTCAAACCATCATCCTTAACCAAAGACAAATACATCATTTCACATACTCTATTGGCAAACCACCATTTTTCTACCGGACTCCAATGCTCATAACTACCGATGTTCTTTGCTAGGTCAACAAATGTTCCACCATCATAAGACGACGGATTAGCTGAACTATCATCACTAACCCACTTTGGTTTGTTGATAGCAATCTCGCCTCCGAACTTATCTTTACTATAGTTGCAATATCTAGTGCTTTGTTCCGCTACGGAATCTACACGATGTCTGTTAGCCTCTCTACTTACCGCAATCTGAGTAGTAAAGCGGACTGTTATTCGCTTCTCATGCCATTCCGTAGGCTCGCAAATATAGTCCAAATCCTCAAACCAGTTATTTTCAACTATCACTCTGTAGTTGGTTGTGATATAGTAGTCACTGCCAATCTGCATCACCTTTGAATATTTGTTCTCACGATAGTGCTTGACCAATAAAGACTCCGGTACAAAAAATCCTTCTTCATAGGCTACATGGAGGTAAATCGTTCCATGCTCACACATGGCAAGATGATTGCTGCTTACCATACGCTCAACGAAAGGCTTTGCGCTGTCTTTGTCTATCTTCATACTTGACGCATAACATGTGCGACCACACAGCTCTATCTGCTTGTAAACTCCATCCATACCCTCTCCTTGGGATAGGATTTCATATTTTGGTTCTAATATCTTCATGTCCTTATAAGTTTTGAAATCGACTACAAAGATAACTATTATATTCCACTCTACCAAAAATTAGCACTCAGTTTAACAACACTTATCTATATTGTGAAAAACAAAAAACTTTCACCATAAAAAAGAGGAGAGTGCATCACGCATTCCCCTCCTTCTCGATTATATATCAATATTACTACAGTTGTTCTAGTGTGTCTCACCGCTTGCAAACATATCTCCTTGACTAGATGGCTTGTAACCGATGATTTCCAACACCTCCCCAAACTTGTTGTCATACCACTTTGGAATGGTTTGTCCAGGCACATCCTTGTAGATGTCATTCAAAGCATACTCCAATCCTTTCTCTGTGACGGAATAGTACTTGTGAACCTTGCCGTGCGTACCCTTTCGGGTCTTCTCTTCCAATAAGCCAGCAGCCAATGCCAGCTTATTGAACTTGATGGCTGATAACTCGACACCACGTTCTTTCAATAATTCACTGACTGCGTGCGAAGCACCATTCGAAGCGTGGACGTAATCGGGAACAGGAACACCATAAGGCTCTGCTATCTGGCTCACCAACTGCAAGCGTGCGGCATCACTATATCGCAACGAGTCCATTACCCAATTGGCAACCGTCAACTTATCTTGCAAGAAACTTTGCTGAGGCTTCATTTGCTCGGCTCGCATCTTGGCTTGTACCTGCTCACGATGGTTGATTTCCAACTCCTCCCAACGCAAAACCAACTTCGCTCTTGCCTCGTCATTGAACTTGGTAGCAATATAAAGACTCTCACGTTTGGTAAGGTAATAGCAAGGTCGCTCTTGACCATTTGCATCAAGATAATACCCCAAGGAAAAATTTCCCTCGGCTACCTTCTTTGCTACCGCCCCAATCTTGCTTGCCATTTTGGGCAAGTGAGTTATCAGAATCTTGCTCCGCATCATTGAGGAGCGAGTTTTCCGCATTATTGCGGATAACGATAAAGTCCACATTCTCAATGAAATTGGTCTTCAAGGCACGCACAGCATTATCCTTTCGCTCGTAAGCGAGCTGCCAGACATCATCAAGATTTACCGGATATTCCTTGCTCTGCTTATCTAACTCCAAAACACTACGAAAGTATCGCTCCAAATCTGATGAAGTACTTTCTTTTGTCAAAACAATCCCATTTTCCATTGTCTCTTTCTTTTCAGTTTTTAACGTGTGTCTCACGCTCTAAAAATTAAGCTGTTATTCCTATAATGTGGAAATCGGATGCAAAGATACGACTTTTTAGTGTAACTTGCAAGTATATTAATGTAATAAAGATTATTATAACAAAATATAATAGATAGTATAATGATAGTTAAATATGAAGATGAATAATGGCGGTTTCATATAAAAGATGTACTTTTGCATATTAGTATTCAGTATTGTCCATCGCTGAGGCTAGGGACGTGCTGGATAAGCTGGAAAGTGTTAAGTAACGTGGGGTGTTCCTCACTATGTTCAATAATTTAAAAGTATGGGATTATGAAGAAGATATGTTTTGTATTTACTTTGGCTCTATCTGTATTGGTAAGTTGTACCTCCAAAGAAGATAAAGCGGATGCACTAGTTAAGGATAGAGGCTTTGATTGCCCACATATAGAAAAGCTAGAAGAGTTCAACTGCAATCCGGCATCATCTGTCCTTATGATGACAGCTTATAATTCCTTGTGGCAGAATGATTCCTTGATGAGAAACATGGACTTGTCAAGCAATAACATTAATTATGTTTATGGAAAGATAGTTAATCAAGAAGCCAATGCAAAGGGGTTGCTGGAAAGAGCGGATATTCTTTCCACCTCGTCTTCTGCCAAAGAAGAGTTATGTGGATATTACGCCACCATTTCACCAACTAAGATTAATGGCTCTTTTGTGGATAAAAATAGAAAATGCACTAAATATGAAGTGTTCTTTGACAAAGATATGAAAAGTATCATAGGAATACATCCAATTCGTAAATAAACGAATTAACAGGTTTAGTGTTGTAAAGTTAGTATATTGACAATTTAAATAAATGTGATTATGAAGAAAATTGCTTACGTAGCCATTATTGCAGTAATTGTTGTCATTTGTGGTTACGCAATAAAGGTTGCCTCTGAAAGAGACAAGATGATAGCTGAAGAGTGGGAACAGTATGAAATACGAGCTATATCCAAGGATTCCTGTATGCCAAAACGTGACTTGGTTTTAAAAAAATATTTTGGCAAAAGCTATAAGGTGATTGATAGTCAGTTTTATAACAATAAGGGTTATAATGATCAGAATGGTAGCTTTAGTGATAAAGGAACTGTAGAGGGTGTTGTGGAAGGAAAAAATGGGAAATTTGCGTATGATATGAAAGTCTCAATTCCTTATAGGAATCCTAAAGATTGGAATTTGGAATCGTTGATAGTGAAAGACTTGAAATCATGTCATTATGTATATATCGTGAGAGATGGGAAGCGTGAAGACCCAAGAGAATACGAAAAAGCAAATGCTATCAGTTCTTCTAGTGAGACCGATGTGTATGTTTCGGATGAAGACCTGTATTCAATAGAGGATGCTCTTCAAAAAGAGTGGAATGTTAGCAATGCTTCAAGTCCCGTAGGTGCGGAAAGCTCCAATGTGTTCAAGGTGAAGAAAGAAAGCGTTAGTGGACGTGAGGTCACTGTTTCTTATTCTTTACGTTCAACCTTTGGTGGTCAGAAAAAATTCGTTGATTTGCATGGTGTTGTCAAGAAGAATAGTGATGGCTCTTGGAGTGTCGTAAACTTAGGATATTAACAATTTTAATAAACACGATTATGAAGAAGAAAATATTGTTTGGTTTGCTGCTTTTCATACTTTTTGTAGCGACAAGCTGCAATAACCCTCGTGACATAAAGGAAATGCTTCAAGAAAAAGGATATAAAAGCGTATCTGTTACTAAAGTAGATAGTTTGAAATGGTTTGATGATAAGATTTCTGATAAGGAATATCAATTTTACAAGGTTGAGATGAAGATTGATTCTATAATCAAGTCTATTCCTAATAAATTCGATTATGCCTATGAAGAGAAAGTAGATAGAGATATTCAACCATTGGCAGCAGCTTGCTATTCTCTTATACAAGATGTAACATCTACGAAAACAAGGGAGTTTTGTGATAATGATGGAAAAGAACCTAAACATGTAGGTATGCTTTTTCATGTTAAGATGGTTGTCCTAGGGAAAAAGGATAATTATGTTGTAAGAACAGACAAGAACGTTACGAAAATCTTATATATAGAACCTGCCGAAAGACCAGATTATAATATCTTGTTTAGAAATGGTTTGTTTGGTACATTGCAAGCACTATAATGTAAAAAGGTGAAATTTTTAAAATGAGTTTCCAAAAGAAAATAAAGCTTAAAATAATAAAGAAATACATTAAATAACTTGCGTATTTCAGAAATTATGCTTACCTTTGCAAACGAAATCAGAAATGGTTTAGCCGTGAAGTGGTAAGCATGGTTACTGAGATAAGAAGAAAATTACATGCTGGTTTGATGAGACTCAATTGAACGAGGAGGAAGTATTACAGGTGGCCGAGATTGCAGGTCTTCGCTATCATGTCGGTACTTACAGAAAGCTTTATGGAGCATTTAGAGTCGAAAAGAAATAATTCACATAACTACAAAGGTAGGGTAAGGTAAGGCTGGGTTAGGTCTGGTAAGGTAAAGAGTGGTTAGGTGGAGTGAAGTGGAGTTAGGTAAGGTTTAGTAGAGAAGAACTTCCTACATGGTGGTTATCCAAGGTTCGATTCCTTGGTAGGAAGCAATTTTAAAAGAATTACAGACTGTCGTGATTTGACGGTCTTTATATATAGAAGAAAATAAGTAAGAATTGAGCCTTCTGCATGTGAATGTGGAAGGCTTTTTTTGTGTCTAGACCTTAATCTTTGCATTTAAATCTTTAGTGAAATAACATACTTTAATGCCTTCGTTATTTCTAAGACTGTTAGCTAATTTTGCCAAATAAAAAGTAAAGAAATGGCAGAAATACAATTTAATGTTCGGGCGAATTTCGAGCAGGTTACGAAACTTCGTTCCGAGTGTGAGAAATTGAGGGCTGAGTTATTGAAGACCAATAAGTCAACCGACCCAGCTATAGTTGCGGATTTGACGGAAAAATATGCGGATGCTAGCAATCGCTTAAAGGATTTAACGCAAGCAGCTTCAAGAGCCGCCTACGTGATGTCTTCCGAGTTTAATAAGAAGATGCAAGCAGCCGCAAGGGAAGTTTATAGCTATGAACTTCAAATGCAAGCAACCAAAGACCGTATAGAGAAAATCCAGCAGCAAATTACGAACAAGAGATTAACTCTTGGAGTAACTACGGATAAGTCATCCATAGATTCTTTGCAGAAGAATATTGACTATTTGAAAGGTTCTTTGGCAGGACAAACTGCGCAGTTAAAGAACCTAGAGGGAGGTGCTACAGGTGCTCGTCAAACCTTGGAGAACATGCGGAATGAGTATGTTTTGTATGCAGGTTCAGTAAATCCGGCAAAAGAGGCAACAAATATGTTGACCGATAGCATGAGCCAAATGATAGAACGCATGAAGTCTGCTCCTACTGCCGGAGAGGGTATGTCTAGCTTGTTTCAAAGGGTAACGGGTGATGCTCACATGCTTTCGGCTGCTTTGCTTGGCGGTTTAGGATTTGAACAACTGACAAGTAGTATTTTCAATACTCGTTCCCAATTCCAACAACTTGAAATATCTTTCAATACCATGCTTGGTAGTGCGGATAAGTCCACACAATTGATGGATGAACTTATCCAAACGGCAGCTCATACGCCTTTCGATTTGTCCAGTGTTACGAGCGGTGCAAAACAACTTTTGGCATACGGAACGGAAGCGAAAGATGTTAACAAAACCCTTGTCCAGCTTGGTGACATTGCTTCGGGCTTGAACATTCCGCTTGGAGACCTTGTTTATCTTTATGGAACGACCGTTTCGCAAGGAAGAATGTTTACAGTGGATTTGCGTCAGTTCATGGATAGAGGTATTCCTTTGGCAGAAGAGTTGGGTAAAATTTTACACCAAAACACAACGGAGGTTCAAGAGTCTGTTTCCAAGGGTAAAGTGACATCAGACATCTTCAAGGAAGCTATCGCCAACATGACGCAAGCAGGTGGACGCTTCGGAGGCTTGATGGAACAGCAATCAAAAACTTTGGAGGGTCAGTGGAGCTATATTGGTGACTCCATCCAGCAGATGTTCAACGAAATCGGAAAAAAATCCGAGGGCGTGTTCTCTAGCGGATTGTCAATTATTTCTGCTATGGTAGAGAATTGGCAAGAGGTTATAAAAACTATTGGTACAGCTATAGTAGCCGTTGGTTCTTATCGTGCATCATTAATGGCGGCTGCTTCTATTCGCAAAGCAGAGGAAGCGCAACAAGCCGATGATATGATGAAGGGAATTGATGCTGAAATCAAGCGTTTGCAAGACCTAGAGAACTCAAACAATAAGTCGATGGGTAAGGACAAAAAGCAAGAGCGAGTAAGCAAACAACAAGACTTGGCAAGTGTTGTTGGAGATACCGCTGTGTCCGATGATTTTGTAAAGGCAAGGTTAGATGCAGCCGAGCAAGAGGGCGTTATTTCGGCACAAATGCGTTCCCAACTAGAAACGAAACGTGAACTTTTACAGGCTCAACAACAAGCAACGGCACAAAGCCAAATTGAGCTTGATGAAGAAAAAAGAAAGACAGAGGAACTTCGTCAACAAAAGATAGAATCTCTTAAAGAAGATTTGAAAACAACCACGGAGAAAATATCAAATCTTGATGATAGGGATATTGAGTTGGCTAGACAATATACAGCAGCCTTGAATGATTTGCAAGATGCCCAAGATGCCTTTGCTGAGGCTCAAAAATTGGTTGAGGAAACTGCTGGTGGCGCAAACTTAGCTTTTGATGCAGAGGGTAATGCCGTGAATGCGCTAGAAGCAAAAGAACGTTTGGAAACGACAACAAAACAAGTGAATGCTGCTCAAACAAAGATTTCGACCATTGAAAGCGAACGTAAGACGATTGCTCAAACAAAGGAGAATTTAAGTAAGCAACAGGCTACGATACAAAATAATATTAACACTGTTTCTCAAGCTTCCAATACCACTGCAAAGAAAGCTGGGATATTGGCGACAACAACAGCCACTGTCAAAAATGCGCTTTATGCAGCAGGTACAAAATATACGACTACGGTAGTTAATCTTTTTTCTAGTGCGGTAAGAAGTAGTGGAAATGCCTTGAAGAGTTTATGGGCGGCAATGGCTGCTAATCCAATAGGTGCATTGATAACACTGGGAACAACTTTGTATTCCGTATTTTCTATGTTTGGAGACGAGACTGAAGAACTATCGGCTGATACTTCTCATTTTGGCGAAACGGCTAGTCTAACTACCAATAAGGTAGAAGCCTTGTTAAATGTAATGAAGAATACTGATAGTAGTACCGATGCACATAAAAAAGCAAAGGAAGAGCTTATTGGTGTTTATGAGCAATATGGTGTTAAATGTGATGGTGAAAAGGAAAATTTAGAAACTTTAAAAAACAAGCACGATGAATTTACTGCATCATTACAATTGGAAAATGATGAGAGAGAGAGGGCAAATGCCTTGATGTCGATAGCTTCCAAATATGAAGAGGCACGCAAATCTTTAGACGATAAGTTTGCGGATGATTTAGGTGGAAGTTGGTTGGATTTTGGACAACATATCAAGAAGGAAGATATATCTGCTGTTCAAATGATGTTTAAACAGATTGTACCCGATAGTACGATAGAAAAGATTGGCTCATTAAAGAAAAGTAAGGATGATGCCACAAAGGGAACTTTAGAATATGCAAAGGCGGCAAAAGACTATGATACCGCTCTTCGCTCGATGTTAGTACCATTTGAAGAATGGGGTAAAAAAATGAGATACAATAGTTTTCAGTTAGCAAGTTTGAAGAGTTCTATTTTGCGTCATGTTGATTCTGTAAATTCGTTGAAAGATAGTTATAAGAGAGCCGAAGAAGCGGTAAACAATGTAATCTTAAAAGGAGTTGATTGGAGTAATACACAAGCTCGAAATAATTGGGTAAATAAGCGAAATAAGATGTCCATAGACGAATTAACTTCTTCAACGGAACAACTTATTAGTGTTTGGAGTCGAACTTATGGATTGAATTTACTAATTAACGTTGATGATAGTAAAATTCCATCTTGGATGAAGTCAATGACAGATTCACAGTTGAAAGACTTATTGAATAGAAGATTACGAGACACCAAAACACAAGGTGATTATAAGAAAACGCATCATGGACGTAATTTAATTCTTAAAACAAATGGTGTATTTAGAAATCAACAACAAAGTTTCAATGATGCACAATTAGCAAAATGGGAACTAGACAAAAGAAATGCAAATAAGAATGGTAGAACAATATCAAACACAACCAAGACTACACCAAAGAAAACAGGTGCAACGGATGACCCACAAGCAAGAGTGTATGAACGCAAGAAGGCTGAGGAGGACTATTCCAAGTCTATTTCATCCTATTCGGAGAAAGCCAGCGATGAGTTGTCAAAGCGAAGAACGGAATTGATTAAAAATGAGACCGAAAAGGAGATTGCTCAAATTAATATGTCTTCAGACAAGGAGAAAAAGGCTATAGAGGATTCGATTGACAAACTCGTTGAGGCTAAGAAGAAGAAAGACCAGACCGTTTGGGTAAATTCGGGAAAAGGTCGTAAAGCCAACATGTGGAAACAGGGTAAGTCCGATGCGGAATACCGCAAAGAGGTATTGGGCACACAAATGGTTGACGACAAGGGTAATCATCTTGGGAAGACCATTGGACAGAACTCTGAAGACCAAATTGCCTTGATTGAGAAACAGAGACAATTAAAGCTGAAGGAAATCCAGCAAGCGGAGATAAAGGACATGTTGGATTTCATGAAGCAGTATGGTAGTTTGGAACAGCAGCGTTATGCTATCTTGAAAGAATATGCCGACAAGATAGACCTTGCAAGAGAAAAGGGAGATACTTTTGGTGCAGCGAACGCTGAAATGGAGATGAACGACCAGTTGAAGAAGTTGAATTTTTCGGATTTCAAGGATTCTATCAATTGGGATGTTGTCTTTCAGGATATGAACCGATTGAGTATTCCTTATCTTGAAGACCTTCGTAAGAAAATGAAGGAGTTGCTTGGTTCGGGTACGTTGGAATTTGATGACATGAAAACCGTATCTGACCAAATCTACAAGATTGATGATGCGATTTCCGAGCAGAAGGATAGATGGGGATTGGTTAATGATGCAGTCCGTGAACACCGTAGGCTTATTGATGAGGCGAAGGATGCGCAAGACCGATTGGCACAAGCTAGAAAGGGGGAGTTTGATGCCAAGGCTGATAATATGAGCCAAAGGAGAAAAATCCAAGGCGTGTTTGCTGAAAGTGGGGTTAACATAGATACCAGTAATATCACTTCTGCCAATAAGGACAAACTTATGGGTTCTACCAAGAATCTCAGTGTAAGCCAAGCGGAGAAGTTACGTAAGCTTTTTGATGATTTGGCGGTTTCAGAGGTTAAGGTTGGAAAGGCGACAAAGGAAGTCGGAAAGGCACAGGAAGAAGCCAAGGTAAAGCAGGATGCCGCAAAGAAGAGCTTGCACGATACTATCGAGGAATGGGCTGAGGGTTTGAGGAAAATCCAAGAGAAACTGAAAGACCTTCCTGGATTAGTCGATGCTTTGGGTCTCGGAAACACAGGCTTTGGTAAAGCTGTGAATAACGGAATGGATGCATTGAACAGTGGAACACAAGCCTTTTCTGATTTTGCAAGCGGAAACTACATAGGCGCAGCTATGAATGGAATAAAAACCATTGGTTCGTTGGGCAAGATGTTCGGTATTGGTGGAGGTAATGGTGCAGAAGTTGCGAAGAAAACAGAAGAGCTGACCGAGAGCAATGACAGATTGATGTATTCCATTGATAAGTTAAAAGAGTCTATTGACAAATCTTCCGGTTATACAGCCGTTAGCAACTATAATGCAGCTTACGATGCTCAAAAGCAGGTTAATACCCAAACGATGGATATTCTCAAAACACAGATGGGGTATCATGGGGCACACCATTCAAATGCTTATTATTGGAATCTTTCTGCACAAGATTATGCGGCAATCAATAAGACTTTGGCTGAGCAAAGTAAGATAAGGGGTGGTTATACTAATTCTTCGATAAACAAGGTTAATTCCTTGGAGGATATATACAAGCTCACTCCAGAGCAGATGGCTGACATTCGTACACATAATGCGGATGTATGGAAGAATATGATCGACCAAGGCAAGTATGATAAGACGGAATATTGGGAGCAATATACAGAACTGGCGGGAAAACTAGAGGAGTTGACGGAGCAAATCAATGAGAATTTGACTCAAACAACCTTTGATTCAATGAAGAGTGACTTCATAAACAATCTTATGGATATGAGCAAGTCTGCAAAGGATTTTTCTAATGACTTCACTACAATGCTCAACCAGTCGATGCTTAACTTCGCTTTGGGAGACCTTATGAATAAAAAGCTTAAGCCTCTTTATGAGAGCTGGGCAAACAAGATGAAAGAGAATGGAGGAAGGCAGCTCACGCCAACCGAATTAAATAATCTTAAAGAAGAGTATGATAAGATAGTTCAAGAGGGTTTGGCTATTCGTGATAACATTGCTGATATTACGGGTTACAAGCAATCTTACGAGCAGTCCGCTTCTTCCGGTTCTTTTGAATCAATGAGTCAAGACACAGGAGAAGAGTTGAATGGTCGTTTTACAGCGGTGCAGATCGCCACAGAGGGAACGTATGAGGAAGCAAAGCTCATAAATACCAAGTTGGATGCTATTGCGGCTCGTGATGGTGGCGCAGAGGGTAGCTTACTAACTGCTAGCGTGAATACTATTATGGGTAATGTAGGCAATATTTGGTTAGCCGTTGATGAGGGAAGAACTATTCTTGCCCAAAGTCTGATGTACTTGCAGTCGATTGATGAGCGACAAGAGCGATGGCATAAGCCTATGTTGCAAGCATTCAATGATATTCACGAATTGAAAGATAAGATGAGTAGATTGTAAACAAAGAAGAGGGATGCGTGGTGCGTTCCTCTTCTTTTGTTATAGTTTCTTTTCTTCCAGTAATTCGTCAACTCTCGCTTGAAATGCCAGCTCTGTCTCTGAAAGGCTGTAGCCAGAGTAAGAATAGCTTGTCCCGATGATGTGGCCATCAAACCTTCCTGTATTGTCATCCTTTGTGAAAGTGCCTTTGTAGCCCTTGTATTGGAATACTATTTCCTTGTTGTCCTCTTGCTCATCCTTGTCGTAAGACTTAGCTATCTTAATCAGGTAGCAGAAGCCGAACATGAATAGGCAAGAGATAAAGGAAGAGATTGAGAATCCAACCATTGCCCATCCTATCGCCTTCGTCTCCTGCTCTCCAAAAAAACCCATCATCAAGCCGATGACAAACAATAAGATAGTTAACCCTAGTGCTATTACACTAATTAACGAGAGAACACGGAACACCGCTGCACCTCTCAAATTGAAAAAATCTGTCATAGTCGTAAAAGTTTTAATTATTAATACTTGCAAGGAATGTTCCTTACGTTACTTAACACTTTCCAGCTTGTTCAGCACGTCCCTAGCCTCAGCAATGGACGATGCGGAATACAACTCACCACCTTGTTTTATTAGGGCGATGAAATTATTGGCATGCCTATCCTCTACAAAACGAACAGTTCTGTTTTCATCTAACAAAGAAGACAAACTGACTCCTAACTTCTCGCTTGCAGCTTTTAGCTCATTGTACTTTATTTTTTTGTCACTAACATAATCCGTATTAAGAGGTGGTCGCAAGATTCTTATAAAGTCATCTTCATAAGCAGCATCGTTGCTCTCATTTAATGCGTATATACCAAACGAATTATATTTGTTAAATGCCTTTTGAACAAGAGGCAAACAATGATATTTACCTTTCATTCCCCAATAATGTTGTTGTACACGTTTTCTTAGATTAGATGACACACCAACATAAAAGGAATACCCAGAACCAAAAACTATTAAATATACACCATAATGCTTTGTACGGTTTGGCTCATAAGGCATTAGTAACGTAAATTTACCATTTTGGTAATCAGCTAACTTACGGAAGCCCGATAACATTATATTTATTTCCATAAGAGTCAATGCACTTTTAAATTGATTTCTACATTCATAGGCTTACCACAATGAGGGCAGACTAAAGAAGTGCCCTGCTGGTCGTTTTCGAAGAACGAACAAATACTTATCTGCATAGCATCTGCAAGCCTTTGAAGTGTTTCAACTGTAGGGTTGGCACTATTCACTATTCGAGACATAGAAGACTGTTTTACCTCACGCCCCTCTATCTCCTGCATTTTGGCTCTTAATGATTCAAGAGTCCATCCATTATCTTTTATCGTTTTCTTTATATTCATATATACATTACTTATATGTGTTATTAATTTGGTGCAAAGATACAAAAAGTTATTGAAACAACAAAGAAAATAAGCAAAAATATGATTTTAAAGTGTTTTATTGTGAATATATATGAATTTCAAGCGTTATTTGTTAAGAAACATCAAAATATTGCATAAAAGTGATATTTTATTTTGTTATATCACATAAAAGCGTTATCTTTGCATCGTGATTAAGAAACAAAGGTCACAAGAACATTATTAATTTAGTTGAGGTTGCACCTCCGAGTCGGCACTCGTAAAACGGTATAGTGATTATGGCTACTACATTTAAGAATATGATGAGAGAAGTAATGAATATGGCTCACAGAGCATTTCAGCTTAAAGGTGCTTACATGAGTTGGACAGAATGCTTGAAGCAAGCTTGGCAGGTAATCAAGCTGAAGGCTCGCATGAAGAAGCAGGTCGTTGAGTTCTATTTTCAGAAAATGAATGGTGAGATTCGTCAGGCTTTCGGCACATTGATGGATAGTCACATTGACTACACTCCAAACGGCAAGGGTTACGCTTGCAAGGACTGCACCAAGTATTGGGATGAGGTCAAGGGAGAATGGAGACAATTCAAGAACTACAACTTGATTAGAGTTGCTTAACAAGGTTATTAACGATTAAAAAGAAACTAGATATGAGCGCAAAGATTATCGTGATGCAAGGCAACATGGTTGCAACCATCGAAGAGACGAATAAGGACGTATTTCTCAAGCGTGGAGAGTATAAAGAGACCGAGCTAGACAAACGCAAGCGTGAGGTTGATTTCTTGATTACAAGCATCGCAAACCGCTACGAAGTGACATTCAATCACAAGGTAGAGCTGAAGGAAAGCCGGAGCATCAAGAAAAGCGAGTATTTCGATAACATCTACTACGTTACCGAGAACGCATTGAACAAGCTGAAAAAGCAATATTCATACGAGTGTGATTTGTAATAGATTTCGTGAGGCACACGCTAAACTGCACCGGACTTTGAACATTAAATATTTAAGAGATATGGATAAGAATTTAATGGATGCTCTCTACGTGAGCTACGATGAGAAGATTGGTGTATTGTGTGACGACAAAGACAACACTATTTCACATATATTGGGTACTGACCTTACACTGGTGTTGGATAAAAAGGACATGGCGGTCTATCTGCTAGTCCCATTGACCCGAAACCACAAATTTGAGTATAAGGGTAATTACATCATTGTGGATGGCAAGCAGCTCGATTCTGACATCTTTTTCCGCAAGGATGCTTGTCAATGGATTCAGATGCAATCAAAAGAAATGCTATCAATGGTAGCGTAACATAACATAAGGTGAGGCACACCTGTACAACTGCACAATATCTTTGAAGTTTAACAATTAAATTCCGTGAGCAATGGAAAGAAGAAGTAATGTGCAACAACGTGCCACGATAGCTGGTCGTGCTGGCGAGGGCAGAAGTCCTCCAAAGCAAAACAAACGTTAACGTTTTAAATAAAACACTAAAGCGTTTGCAAGTTAACAAGAAAAGCATTAACTTTGCAGCCGAAAATAACAAGGTTGTGAAGTGAGAGAGCACGACTGGCTAAAAGTTGGAAATAATTAATATTTAATATATTTTCATTTGCTCCAAGCGTGGAGCATCGTCATTCCGTTCATCGCCTTACATAAGTGGACGGTTGACACAAGCCCTGTCCATCCTCTCTCACAATATGGTGGACGGGGCTTTCCGTTTCTATCACAGCCAAGCATTAAATATTAATTATTAAATAATATGAAAGATTATTTAGAAAAGAATTTGAATGATGCACCCATGCTGGGAGCATTTGTAAATCAGAGTGAGGAAATCAAGGTTGAAGGCTTTGAACTCATCAAGGTAGAAGAACGTGATGGTAAACAAGCCATCAATGCAAGAGAGCTGCACCATAAGTTGGGTAGTAAGCAGCAGTTTGCTAATTGGATTCGAAACCGTATTGAAAAGTAAGGATTCGTTGAAAATCAAGACTTTTGCTCATTTAATAAAGTTATTAAACGAGAAAATGGTGCTACTACAATTACAGAGTATGCCTTATCTTTGGATATGGCTAAGGAGTTGTGTATGATTGAGAACAATGAGACAGGCAGGATGATTCGCAAGTACTTCATTGAGGTTGAGAAAAAAGTAAGAATGCAGCGTGTTCCATCTTTGCCCGATTTCACCAATCCGGCTATAGCAGCAAGAGCTTGGGCTGACCAGTTCGAGAAGAACCAAGTGCTGACCTTGGAAAACAAGCAGCAGAAGGAGGAACTTGCCAAGGCATCGCAAGAAATTGTAGGACTTAGCGCACAGATTACAACGATGAAGCCTAAGACTACATACTTCGATGTGATGATGAAGAACAAGAGCACAAGTGTGATTACATCAATGGCGCAGGATTATGGAATGAGTCCGCAAGCATTCAACAAATTGTTGCATGAGCATGGTATCCAGCACAAGGTTTCTGACCAATGGGTCTTATACCGCCAATACTTGGATAAGGGATATGTAAATAGCGAGCCAGTGACCATTACGCACAATGATGGAAAACAAACCATCAAATACAACACGAAATGGACTCAAAAAGGGCGTTTCTTTCTCTATGAGTTCCTAAAGGAGAAAGGCATCTTACCTTTGATTGAGAAAGATAATGGTGAGACACACTAGGACAACTGTAAAAGCCCCAATCTCGTTAGAGGTTGAGGCTTTCTTTATATTTTACATTTATTTCTTATCTACTCCTAAGAACAACAAATACTTTTGCTCTAATTTTCAATGACTTGTATTTTTATTACAAAAGTATTGTTATTTTACATTTCGGCTTCATTATACTCATAATCCCAGAGGAATAACTTGCCTTTGACGTTTCTAATCGGCTCATCGAACAATTTAGCATTCTTCAAGAACCAATGATATTGGAAATCTTCAGCAAATGCATCCGGATAAGCCTCATGATACTGAATATCATCCAACTCTACGCTGCCGATAATGGCTGACGTTGGCAAGTCTTTGAAGTCTGGAATAACAATACCATGCTCTTGGCAATATTTCTTCATTGCGCTCTCCTGCCATCCGTCAAGTTTTTCGGGTTTGGCTTGGCTAGCATGAATAAGGAAACGACCACGGAACTTTCTATTCCATGTTCTGTTCTCAATGGTCTTGCAGCCGATAGCGATTAACCAAGCATACGGCTGACGAATTGATAATACTTTCATTAGCTCATTGTTTTATTATTTGCATCCGCAAAGGTAACAAAAACCTTCGAGAAATACAAGGAAACTCTAATTTATTTTCATGTTTTCTAAAAATAATCTTGAAATAGCTTGCATCCTACAGACGGTAAGAGGTTAGAACCTCTTCCGTCTTTTCTTTCTTATTCTATCCCAATCCGGTTTAAGAACATCCATCGTGCAGACCATTGCCTTGTACTTATCACTTAGTTCACCCTCATTCATAGAGGAACGGAAAGTGTACATCTTGTATCGTTCATGCTCAGGAACATATAATCCCACCATCAAGGAACGGACTCCATCTACCTCCTGCTCCGACAGATACGATGGAGTAACCATTTCCAATAAAGTCCGCTATATCAACATATGTTCTTTGCTCTCTAAGGTCAAATTCCTGTTGGCTTCTCACGCCATCTTTCTCAAAGATTACAAGTATTCTTTTGTACTTATCACCAAAATTGACCATACTTAGAATCAAGCCGTTGTTCATGTAAGACGCATAAGCTTCTTTGGCTAGTGTTAATACACGCTCTAGATATTCCAATGGCTTGTATCTAACTAACCAAGACTGACCTTTTTGCATCTTTTGCAAGTACGAATACATGTTCATCGCCTCGCATTCATCTATTCCATGCTTCTTGCAGACCAACTTGAACTTATCCGGATAAACACTAGTTACAAGTCTATCCAATTCGTCCATAGCTTGCATAGCCTTCAAATAATCATTCGCTTCCATTTTACTAATCTTTAAGTTTCTCAATTATATAGCCACGACCTGTATAGGTGCAAGACAAGCCGATATGCACTAGCTGATGTAAAAGCCACAATTCTTCAGTGAACGGCAATCTATCACACTTCACAAACTCATCTTCATCCTCAAAATCAGATGCCTTTTCCAATATTTCTTCCTTTGTCATTATCTTTAAATTTGTGCCCGAAAGCTGTTAATCCGCATCTTTTATTTTTTGTAATGTGTCAAGTATCACGTTTGCAATCTCAAACCTACCGACATTTGGATTCTGTGGGACACTATAACACAAAGCTTTTAAAAGCTCAAAACATTGATTCTCATATAATATCATACGCTTACTTCTTTTGATTAAAACACTTTTCCAACTCTTCATCGGATAGTATAACATTCTTTTCCATACCTACACCTCCATTTCTGAGTTAAGTCCTAGACCGAAGAGGAGGTGCTGAAGTTGATGAACATACTTAATGTATGCAATTTGTGTACATACATTGTTGTATGTAAACAGATATACATCAAACTCTTTACCGATACCTTTTTCTATGTAGATAGGGAAATATCCATATTCTTCAATATCGGGTTTTGTATATACCAAATGACTATTCTTTATTCCTCTGCTCATCACTTTTCTCTCCCATCCATTCTTCTCTAGAATCTCAGTAGTGAGAGGAATCGGAGATACCTCATCATTATAAGTTTGAATCCAATCGTCTTTAGAAGAACCTTGAAACCCTTTACCAATAAATACAACAAGACTATAGCAACCTTTTCTTCTTAAAAAAGTAATTGTTACGAAACCTATTTTTCCAGTAGCTTTTCCATATTCAATTTTTACTATATCTCCTGGAATATATTCTAATTTATTCATACGCTCTAATCTTTGCTATTAATGAAATCCTCATACTCACCTATCGTGATTTCCACGAAGTCTGGATTTTGCTTCTCAGCTCTAATACTATCATCAAAGTAAACGAAAATGCGGTCTTTGTGACGTAAAAGCTGGGTGATGGAGAATCGGCTGACGTGCGGAACTTCGATATTCAGTTCCTTCAATATCTTGAAATGATGAGTAAAGGATTTATATGATGTAAGTACTTCTGCTATTGCCTTACCTTGCTTACTACGCTTGTTAGGTGCTATAGCTACATAGTAACCATCCTCCAATTTTACATCGTCTATCTTCTTCCAAACCTTCTTATCTAGCGTATCGTAACGCTCAGAAAGAACCCATATAGCAGTAATCTCGTACTCTCTTGTGATAGTTCTGTTAGGCTGATAGCCCTGATATTTTTCAAACTCGAAGCCTACGGCTTCTTCCACTCTTTTCATGTAGGCTTGACGCTCTTTTTCTTCAGCATCGAGAATACTCTTAATGTATTCATAAGCCTTACTTCCCTGTTTTGTTTCGTATAACATATCTCTTTACTCCTTAACTTCTTTAAAAATTACATTTTTATGGTCTGAGCGTTCTTTGATGCTACAAGGGTATAGCTGCCATACTTCACAAAACTTCTTACTATCAAAGAAGCACCCTTTGCAAGATTCTTTATCAGTCTCAGTAACTTCAAGAGTTACTCTTTCTCCAACTTCAAACTCTTTCATAATCAAAACGCTATTCTATAGTCCTTTCCTCTCAAAGTAGGTCTCTTTTTGAGGATGAACTTTGTTAAATCTTCAAAATCTATCGGGAAGAGCGCACAATATTTATACTTCAATGTGCAAACAAATCTTCCGTTGAGCATAACATCAAATACAAATGATTTCATTGATTACCTCCTTCCTTTGGAAGTAAATCATCAATATAGAGCCATCCCTTAAAATATCTTTTAAAATCTTTAGGAGTCATATCATCACATACCCATCCTTCTGGATTACGGAAATATACACATAATTCCGTACTTCCGTTTTTGAACTTAACCAAACATGTAACGCAACATTCTCCTTGCTTAATGTTTGGCTTTTCGCTAGCAGTATGCCATAAGTCCTTAAGGAACTCTTCCTTAGTTAATCTCTTTTCCATTTTTTAGTCTCCTTCACATAAAGTTTCGTTAACCTCGTCATTGTATGTATGAGTAACCGGATTGTACTCAGAATGGGTTGCATCTACCCTACCTTTCCGGTTAGTGAAATAGATAGCATTTCCTTGGTCATAAAACCTGTACACTGTTATACTATCTACAACAAACAATTTCTCGACCTTGAATTTGTCAACAGAATCCGAGATTTGGACTCTTGTACCCTTACCTTTGCAACCTACCAAAATGGCGGCAACGGCTATTATCATAATTACCTTTTTCATATCAACTTCTTTTCTTCTTGAAGAATACGTCATTCATCGTACCCTAATATACTAAAGAACTCATCCATTTTTGAATTTAGATTGTTTGCCATTAACATATATGCCGGAACGGAGCGACCGATATTGCACTCTAACTTCAATGCATGTATCATTACTGAAGCTTGATGGCTTGAAATCTTAACCCTATCCAATCTGGAAAGTATTTCGCTCTGCGAATCTGCATTACGAAACACTTTCTTGATAAGACTTTCTATGTACTTACGCTGCTTGTCCGTCATTGCTCTTATTGTGCTCAAGAGACTCAACCAAAGCCTTCAGACCATTGAAGGTAGCATCCACCAACTCCTTGCTATCGGAAGCATCAAAATACCAATTTCCAATAATCTTGCTATTATTTTCGGCAAACATCGTAATACTCGTATGAGTATTTGAAGACGACATCTGGATAGACTCCTTTGTTCTACCCATGAGGCTGGCAATCTTTGCCAACACCTCTACATAAACATTATTCTTTTCCACTTTCTTCTTACAGTTTTTGTGGTGTGTCTCACCTTTTTTAAATTAGTAACCTTGTTTCTTAATTACAATGCAAAGATACAAAGAATATCCGAAATATGCAAACTATTTAATGTGTTTCTTTTGTTCTTTAATATATCATAACATATAACACCGATAATTTACTGACGTTAACACAAAAAATCCCCACCACTACATTATTATATAGTGATGGGGCAAACCTTTAAAACAAAATAGCATTATGGATTTCTACGATTACTATCATATCAAATCATCCACATAAGCCCATTTATAGATGGCGTTTGATTTCGTGAACCTATTCCACCATTCCTCGCCTAAGAAATTCAGATGCTTGAAACGCTTACGAACCTTAGTCAGACCGACAATGCGTCTGTTGTACTCCGGCAATTCTTCAACCGAATGCCAAGCACCTTCCTTTTGATATTTCATTCCCAACTCCAAGGCTTGCTTGGCTATCTGCCTTGCACCTTGACTAAAGTCTATCTTATCAATCAACATTTCTAAGTCCATAATCAAATAACTTTTATGTTTACTTTGTCTTCAAAAAACGCTTCTAGCACTTCCTTGGCTTTTGTATCTGCTTCATCCAAGTCTTTGCATTTGACTACTTGAACACCATAACCTATAGGGTTACGCAATTCATAACTGCCTTCAGCCTTAACCAACCGGAGGAAAATATCTCCACCTTTAAAGCGGTACGAATATCCTTCTGTTGCCTCGTTCCATTGTCTAACTATGTTCCTCACCGCCATAATATCTTTGCACTTTTACCAATGTAGCACTAGCACCCTCAATGTAGGCTGCGATAATGACATTTCTATATAGCTCACTATTTTCCTTATCAATTCCTACCAAGCCTTCTGTTGATTTCAAAGGCTCAATTGTAAATTTATAAGCCTCCTCTACTATCCAGCTAGGAACTCCATTTGAAATCAAATTCTCACAATACTCATTCATAATTTAACCTTTTAAAATTAGTGGATGACAAGGGATTTAAACCCTTGTTGGTGTCAACACCTCCCCAGTGACCTGGTTTGATGACATACTCCCTCGCTACTTGCAAGGAATTGTTGGGTGACTAACGTGGCTGCACCCTTGCGATTGCTCGGACGGCTTACTACCACTACCCAATTCGGCAATGCCCTGCCGAAGTATATTCTCAGCTGCAAAGAGGTCTCTAGGATGAACTGCACCACAAATAGGACAAGTCCAAACCCTATCACTCAATGACAGCTTATCATTCTTATAACCACAAGTACAAAGGCGGCTCGAAGGGAAGAATCGGTCAATCTTATGAACCTGAACGCCATATTTTTTCGCAACGTGTTCCAACTTCAAGACAAAATCACCATGAGCCAAGTCAGACATCTCGCGTCCCCAATTACGCTTCATTCCCTCCAAGTTCAAATCCTCCAAGCAAATCAAGTCATAACGCTTGCACAATTCGTGAGCCAGCTTCCATTGAAAATCGGAACGCTTGTTAACGATGTTTCGATACAATCGCTCCAACTCCAACTTCTTGCGCTTGCGGTTGTTGCTGCCTTTCTTGCACTTCGAGAGGTTGCGAGACTTGCGCCTAAGCTCCTGCAAGTCAGCTTTAAGGAACTGCGGATTGTTAATCTCACGCCCATCGCTCAAAGTCATGTACTTCTTCAAACCAAAGTCGATGCCAACGGATGCACCATCATGTGACTTTCCGTAAGACTCGGCTTGCTTGTCTAAGCAAAGGACGATAAAGTACTCGCCCAACTTGTTTCGCTTGACCGACACCCTCTTGACCTTGCCATCGTAGGGACGGCTCAGAGAGAACTTAAATGACTTCTTTATCTTGTTTATCACAAACTCGTTTCCACTAAGGGAATAGCCATTTTGTTGAAAGGCAAATGAACCAAATTCTATTGCTTTCTTAAATTTTGGTGGACGCTTCGCATCATGCTTGAAGAAACGCTTGTAAGATATATCCAATCTATCCAACACCTCCCTAACTGTTTGACAATTAAGCAATGTTGGTTTATAACACTTAGAGAAATGCTTATACATAGTAAATCTTGGAATGTACTTGTGATACAGCTTATAGTATCTCTTCTGCAAGGCAAGAGCGTGATTCCAAACATAGCAAGCCTCACGGAGCATCTTATCCAAATGCTTCGTCTTCTTCGTCCGATATAGCTTGTACTTGTATGAAATCATATTCTTAAATTTTAACCAGTTTTTGAAAGGTGTGTCTCACCGAAATTCACTTGCAAAGATACGAAATTTCTTTCATATATGCAAGGAAATCGGCAAGAACTTTCACCTGTTTTATAATTAAAGTGCCAATGGTTGTCGGCAAATTTTAAGTGTTCACATCTTACGATGCGGTATTAACTATCTCCCTGCCCAAGGGAACAACCATTAGCGATAGGCTATTTGTAGTTATGAAACTTCAAAATAAAGCCGTGTGACTCCTAAGTTTACAATCCCGCCCCCACGCTGGGCATCACACGGCTTTGACACGTGGGTATTTCATTTCAATAGCTTTTTTATCATTTTAACACCTCGCTTACCAAACTTTCGCTCGACAACAGTATTATAACTCACTCCATCAATGGAACACTCATCCGGATAGCACTCTTCAAGCCAATCTGTGAACTTCAGCAGATTGAAGACTAACTCTTTTCTCGCTAAAAGAAACCGCATATCAATGAATTTTCCAAAGCTTATTCCGAAGATTTTCTGAAATTCATTACCTATAGGCAAGAACTCACTTGGTTCGATTTTCATTAGCTTGCTTTCTTAGATGTCACACTCTCCAAAGGATAGTCACTCTTCATAAAGTCACTAATTCCGATATAAGTTTTCTGCAAATCCTTCTCATCGTCTTTCAAGTCTTCTGTCGCATTTACAGCGGCTGCATTCAAAGTCTGTTCGTTGAAGACACCGTTTCTCACCTTATCGAAATAAGAAAGAATCTCTTTAGTCATCAAATGGTCAGCCAATCTTTTGAAATCCTTATCCATCACCAATGCCATGAAGTCATAAGAATTTTCAAAGGCCAAGATAGGAGCAAAATCCTTGAACGCTTGCATTAAGTTAACATGCAAATCTTCATACAGCTTACGGATGATATTCTCGTAAGTTCCCAAACAAAGGTTGGTCAGATTGTACAGGATGATTGCATTCGCATAAACTCCCGATTTTTCACCAATCCCTAAGTTCTGTAACCTCACCGCAAGCTTATCTCGCAACTTGTACAAGTCTTCACTAATCTTGTCATAGAACGTCATTGCGAATTCGTTATTGAAATCTGCATTAGGAACATAAGCGTCATAATACTTAATCGCCTTGCGAAGGTTCTTCTTGCAGTCCACCCACTTCTTCTTCACTTCAAACCTAACGCATTTCTTCTTCAGAATACTCTTTTCGATTTTCTGCATGAAGCACTCTGCCAACACCATTTCAACATAGACATATTGCTGAAGATAACCTCTAGTAACAATCATAACCTTGTTTACTTCGGTTTCGGTCATTCCATGCGGCACACTGATAATTATCTTCTTGCCACCTACGTTCAACAAGACTCTTCTGAAACAATTAACACTAGGCATGATGTTTTCTAATAGAATATTCAACAACCTTGTTATAGCACACTTTTCTCACCAAATCCTCAACCCTATACAATGTGCAAACCTCATGGGTATCATTCATATTGACTTGTGGGCAGCAAATCTGATAGAAATACTTTGTCCTGATGGTAAAACCAAGCAACTTGATTTGTTCCTTGAACACCCGACCGGAAACCACCTTATCAAGTTTTTTCTTGCCTTCGAAGAGATTCAAACTCTCCTCTCTACGATATACAATATCGGTATTAACCGAAAAAATCTTTCCGATCATAACTATTCCTCCAAATTTCTAAGCGTTTCAAGACTCTCATCATTATCAACATCATAGCCGATATGATATTCGTTGCCTATTCTAGCACCAACATATACCTCTTCTGCATCCAAGATATAACGGGACATCTGTTCACGCACCTTTATCTGTTCTTCATTCAATCCAAGTACATCAAAGCACTCTTCCTGCAATGACTTATATGGTTTCGTTCCCATATATGAAACATAAGCCAGCTTGCCTTCCTGATGCAATGGCTTCCACTTCTCCCACCAATGGTTGCGGTACTCCAAGATACCTCTTTCTACTCCATCGGCACAAACATGTTTAACTATTCGTAATTTCATTATCTACCTTTTTTAAAACCACTTTAACTATCTTCCCATCACACTTGAACACACGAGACTTAATCTTATATGTAAGGTTGTTAATCACAACTTTATCTCCTACACAAGGCATAAAATGAAAGTCGTAATTTTTCCAAATGATATTTCCTTCGTACTCGAATTCAACCATTATTCTGCTCTCCTAATGTTTTCTTATATTTATCCAACATTACTGAATTAATCTCTGACCAAAAAGTTACAATTACGTCCTTGAAATCAACATTATGTTCCTTTGCTATAAAATTTCCAGCACTGACGAAATCAAAATAGCCTTCAATCGTCTCTTGTGTACTTGTACATATTCGTGTTATGCCATTCTTGACATACTTAGCCACAAAATAATAGCCTTTCTTCATCGCAACAACTCCCTAATAAATTCGTTACGCATCGGCTCAACGATGCTTGTATACAAACTCTGCTTATCTTCCGGAATATCATCCGGTGTAATAGAGAACATCAACAAATATGACATCGGAATCTCCAATACCTTGCATATTGCATCAATCTTACTCTTACGTGGAAACGTTCTTCCTGTCTCCATAAACAACATGTTTGTCTCGCTACAACCGATAGCCTTACTCAGTTGTCGTTGGGTCAAGCCCTTGCTTACCCTAATTGTCTTAATCGCCTTTCCTAAATCCATCAAAACCTCCTATTTAAATATTTCAAATCTGTTCTTTATTGCTATCATGGCATCAGTGACTCCATCTTTGTATCCAACAGAATACAAGGTACAATCCTCTTCGCTCGGTTTCTCGGACTTGGATTTCAGAAATTCTTCTATCTCACAGAAACCATGCTCCAAGAATCTGAGGAACATCGCATTCTTCGTGATAGCTGGTCGTAGAGTATCTTTAACCCAATCCCAGCCATCACCATAACCTAACGTAAAATTTGAACTGCCACAATATTTCACTTTCGGCTCATCAAGCCATTGTTTTAAAATTTCTTTCTTTGTCATTATCACCAGTTTTTATGGTGTGTCTCACCTTTTCAAATTAATAACCTTTATTTCTTAATTACAATGCAAAGATACAAAGAATATTTGAAACATGCAGGCGTTTTAATGTGTTTCTTTATTTTATTAATGTATTTTAATTATCTAATATGATTTCTACCATTTATTTTAAAGTTTTTACATTTTTCTCTTTCTCAAACACTCTTGCTACTATCACCTGTATCCTTAAATTCGTCTTACCATGTTCTTTAACGTGTGCCACACGCTTTGTAGTTTTTGCACCTTGCAGCAATTTCTGTCACTCTCTTCCCTTGTACTTTCGTAGTGCTACCTTTCTTGCATTTCAAAACATTTCCTATACTTGTAATTTGTATTTCCAAGAAATGGACGCAACAAAAACAACTTCTAAAATTCTTATCCATTTGACATTTCCTTTTTAAGTTTCTTTCTTTGAGCCAAGAACATAACAATCTCCTCGAAATCATCGCAATTCAAGAGCATTTGTCCGACCTGCCATTCCATGGCTTTCTGCTTGGCATCCTCCATGCCCTTTGCTAAGAATGTGATTTTCTTGTCTTGGCTTCGATTCTCTACAGTTACTTCAAGTGTACCGAATTCTAGTTCGGTAGTATTCATACTGAGACCTTCATCAAATATCCTCAACAAATGATTAAAAAGATTACTTCTTTCCATTTTTCAACCTTTCATTTTCTTGTTTCAACAAGTCCTCAAATTCCTTGCGCTTTGCTCGCATATTTTCGAACCATTTACTTGGTGTTCTTGGACACCCTATAAGCCAATGATCGAAGTTTGGAATAAGCAAATTGAACTCACTAGCTTCAATAGTATAATCGTACCACTTCAACAACTCTTCTTCGGGAGCTTCCTTGTCTATATCAGTTACAATAGTAGCCATATCGAAGGTAAAATCACCGCAATTGGCTATTCCTCCAACTTGGCCACCTATCCAAAATGTCTCCGTATTATCTAATCCGTAAAACTCATGCTTCTCACAGAATGCCTTCAAGTAAGCATTGCAAGCATTCTCGTAATCATTCTTTAATTTCTCTTTATCCATATCACATATCCTTAAAAAGTTTCTTAATCTCGCTCTTCTACACCTTTGGATGGGAGCACATCACAACTTGCGTACTTGGGTCATGTCTTACCTGCCATTCGCAAGTATTACACCCCAAATCACCAACTTTATTAATTGCATTGGTGTATCTGCCTTTCTCACCATAGGGGCAATCGGTAACAAAATCCTTTCGTCCCCAGATGTACTCATCTATCTTGTATGAGATAGCATTTGCTTTCTCCTTTTTCTCGTTAATATTTAAAAACATCATATCGTCAATATTTAAAATAAGCATAGCTGACCATCATCAGCGACTTTAACATTACTCTCAGAAAACCAAAGTTCCTTGAATATCCTCTCCATACAAGCTACGACAATCGAATTTCCAGCAGCCTTTTGAAGACTTGACTTCGACACTCCACTTTCAAGCATCTTGTCTATGTATTCTTCGTCAACGTTCATTAAGCGGAAGAGTTCTCTCGGAGTCAAACGCCTAATGCGCAACCTTGTCTCTCCAAGCACAACCAAGGAGTCCTTGCTCGCAGATGTAATGGTATTGGCTATGTTCTTTCCAAGTTCGACCTTTGAACTATGCTTTTCGCCTTTTATCCACTTCCCCTCAGAACGAGTTCTTATAGCTGCACTCATAGGTTCTTTCCATTCATTCGATACAAATTTCTCTTTACATAGCAAGTCATCACTAAAAAAGTACTTCTCTTCCACATTTTCCTCCAAGACATCAACCAAGTGTTTCTCTAGCTTTGTCTTTCTCGGAAAATGATAATCTATCTTATCACCATCGTTTCGTATAGAGAGCATGAATACACGCTTTCTGTTCTGAGGAACACCGCAGTCGGCTGCATTTACCACCTTAGCGAAGTTGATATATCCATATGATTCTAACTCCTTGCGCCACTTGTTAAAGAACCCAATGAACTTTGTTTGAACCAAAGCCTCTACATTCTCCATCAAGAGGTATTTCGGTCTCTTGGTAATAATGGCGTTTCTTGTGAACCAAAGGATAGAGGAACGTGTATTGCTTCCCTCCTCTATTCCTTTCTGCTTTCCGGCTTGCGAAACAGACTGACAAGGTGTTGAATATGTCAGTAAGTCAAAATCAGCAACCTTGCTCCAATCTATCTTTGTCATATCACCGAAATTCTTGCCGGACAGACTAGGAAAGCAAGCATTATGCAAGGCTATTGCACTTGGCTCTATCTCAGACCATCCGATACACTCGTAATCGAAATCAGAATATTTCTTCTTCAGTCGCTCCAAAGCCATCAGTTGAGAGTCATATCCGGCACATAGTTCAAATGTCCGTATCTTCATTTCTCTAAGCTTTTGAATTAACTTTTAATCCTGCCTTAATCTCGGCAGCTATTCTACCTTCGTTTGCCAATCTGTCGCAAAGCTCGTTATATTCAACTCCCGAATGGCTCTTCACCTTGCGCCAAGTGATGTGTGCTACATGAGCGGAATGCTTTCTAAACTTCTCCATCAAATCTAAGTTCTTGTGTGCAGAATAAACACCGCTCAAAGTCTTTAGTGCATATTGGCTATCACTATGAACCGTCACAACCGCACCTTGTGGGCAATGACCAACACCACAAATGATTGCCAAAAGCTCCATACGGCTAATTGTCGTGTCTATAGTTCCGTAGTTTCCCTGCTTATACACCTTGCCTTCGTGTAAAATTACATAGGCAGCACCACCAGTGTACTTTCTTCGCTTGGTATCAGTCCTAAGTACCGCAGAACCATCTGTCCACACTTCGTAGCAGCCGTGCATCTTCTCCTCCTTGGTCTTGAACTTGAAACCATGCTTGCGGTAAGTCTGACTTGGATTTTTCAAGGAATTCCATTTCTTGACCAAATCCTCCCATTTCTTAGGGACTTTACCACTTGGCAGCAACCATCCGACATCATCGAAGCGACCATAAAGCCACTTTAGGTTGTCTTTCATAAAACCTGCCATCGAGCAATACATTGCAAACTCTTCATAAGTTGGCTTTGCAACGATTCTGTGCTCATCCCCCTTCGTTTGTCTTCTTTCTCCCATAGCTCCTTTCTTTTCCTTGTTTCTTTAATCAACCTCACATACACATGAGTAGTTTATATACGTAAGTGAAATATACTACGTATATTCCCTTACATTTACAAGCTCCCTTACGCACGCAGGTTATTTATTGATTCTCTCTCTACTATTATTATGTTCGATTTTTTACCCACTTCATCTTTCGTTCAATAACTTTTTGGTTCGTTCCGCTCTTCGACTTAGATACTTGGCTCTTAAGAACCTTATATTTGTTAGCGCATCGCAGTTGACCTTTTCGATATTTTGCCGAAATGATGATTAGATTTCCGAACGCATCATAGTAATGCCAATTATTAGTACAAGCACATGCGTCTACTCCGACTTCTGTACATTGGACTATTTTTTTTACCGCACCAGACTTAACAAGCTTCTTGACAGTCTTCCCTACTTGGTATCTAGTTGAACAGGTATCTTTCATCATGCTGGTGTATGAATAACTTGTGTACTTTTCATTGAATGGTCTTTCCAACATACGAGCTTCCGTTTTTTTGGCACTACGTACACTTTTAATCGTATTTCCATTGACGGCTCTACAATGCGTATTGGAGACATTTTCAATGACATTGATTTTATTACTCACAACGACATCACACAAGAGACTTCTCAACTGAGGCAAGGTTAGTTTGGTTATCTCGCATCGTCTTGTCTTGTAGCTGTACTGGAAACTATCATATAACTTGTTCGCTATGATTCTCTTTACTCCGAACTTGTTAGTTTCAATTCTACAATATCCAAATTTGACTGATAAATCTAAATATTGTTTGAAATCTTTCTTGTTGTAACCCATCGCTTTAGCTGCTTGATTTGTAGAGCCAAAATGAAGGTCGGATGCACGGAATAGAAATTTTATCTTTAAAGCAAAACAAAATCCCACCAAGCGATCCTTGTCGCCCAGTGCAATAGTAGCTTGCTTGATTCCAATTCTAATCTGATGCATAATAACTAGTTTCCTTATTTGTTTAACTTATTTGTGTTTAGCTTACTCCAACAATTTTATAGCCCATTGCTAACTTAGAGCTATCTAAGGATGTTTCAACTCAAAATAAGGATTCTAAAAAGAAATCCTTACCCTTCATTCGTCTGACACCGAAATCTAGGTAAGGATTATCGTGGTATGGCTTTCGCCACGGAAAATCTTATTGATTCTTGTAAGCGTGTCAGCACCAACAAAGCACGCTGCAAAGATACTAATTTATTTTCAGACTGCAAGGTCTTTAGTGTGTTATTTTACTCTGATTACGCATTTTTAACACAAAATACAATTTTAATTACATATACGAAACTATAAATACATTAAACCGCTTACAGTTTTAACATTTAACACTCTAAGGCATTTTCAAGGCAAAAGAAAAGAGCAACCACCATCACTGGCAGCTGCTCCATAAGTTGTTACCTTAAACCAATCTAAAACCTTAATAACTAAAAACCAACCTAATAAAATAACTTTTTCTTATATTTTACCGTGAGAAAGAAAATCATTGTAACCAGCATCAAGGAAACAACCCAAAAGGAAATCATACCGAATTTCCAATAGAACAAATCCCATCCCTCCAAGTCTTTCTCAATATATTCCTTTTTGGTCTGGGCGATACTCAATTCTCTGTTTAGGCTATCCCTCTGAGCCTTATATATACTCGCTCGCTCTGCTATCTCCTTATAATGAATAAGGCTATCACGAACCTTGGATAGTTCCTTGCTGTCCCTGTATCTAATCTCTATATGAGTAGAATCCTTACCTAGCACCTTACCACTCTCATCTACCCTTGTCTTGACATCATCCTTGATGTATGTGGAATCCTTAACCTGTTTTTCGGTCTGCTCCCAATGATAAGATAGCAAGTTGTCCCGAATAAGCTTGACCCTTTCGTTGATAATTGAGTCCCAATGGACGTAAGTAGTAGTGTCTCGCACCACCTTTTCCACTTCTACATATCTTGTTGTCCGGCATCCGTACATCATCAGCATGATGAAGAAACCTACCAATATGGTAACGAGCCAACGCCACCAATCAAATCTAAGCTCCATATCAACCTCCTTTTTGAGTGCAAAGGTACAAATAAAACCAAAAGGAACGATTTCTTCGCCCACTCTTTCTTTTTCAAAATTTCAAAAGTGAAGAAAAAACCACCACCCAATTAAGAATGATGGTCTTACTAATGCCTTAGTTGAGCCTGTGTCTCGTAAGATTACCAAGTGATTATCTTTCCGTTATTACATACGAGCTTTCCGTATTGTATATTTCCAACCCTGCGAAGCCATCCATGCAGGTTCACACTTTGCTTTGGGTCATTGTTCACAATCGCATTGAGAAAGGCAATTCGTGACACCTTCAGCTTATCGAACAACGCCCATTGACCTTGTTTGTATGAATTGATAGCAGCTAAGGTCATATTACCCATGATGCCATCAGCTTTTGTTCCTACGATAGTTTGAATCTTTTGTACGGCTCTGCTTACTCCACTATTATAAGCAAAGTCAACCAAGAGATTAGCCACTGACTGGTTGTTGATTTGGTCAGCCTTGCAAGCATCCCAATAATATTTCTTGAATATGTGATGCCATTGTTCATCGGTTATCTTCTTCAAGTCCGATGCGGTCTTACTAGCACCATAAACTTTACGGAACGTCTCTAGGGTCACACCTTTCATCGTTGCGCCTCCCCTGTCACTCTTTTTGTTAGAATATCCACCCTCGAATGAGAGAATGAATGGTTTTAAAATACTTGAGTCTGCCATAGTCTATTTATCTTTTTCGCTTTGATGTTCGCCACGTTCCCCTATAGTCTTGGTAATGCCAGCCGTGACGAACAAACTAGCCACACTACCAACAAATGCACTTAACCCCATCAAATCGGTCTTGATAGTCCCATAAGTTACCACTTCCCACACTAAGATAAAGCAGACAACCAGGAGCATCAAGAGACCTATCAGAGTAACGGACACTAAGAAGAATGCCTTGCTTGAATGTCCGCTATTAACTTGTATGAGTAATTTCAGATACTTAACCATATTTTAATCCTCCCTGTCACGATATATCTCATTTTCTTCCTTTTCAACCAACGTTTCTAAGGATTCTCGCTTTCTTGGTGGGGTTCTAAGTTGGCATCCATCCTTGATGCATCTGTTCCATTGTGCCTCATGCAAGGCAAGCTTCAAATCGTTCTTCTCATCCCTTAGATTGCGTATGGTAATACGATACTGATTGATTTCCTCATACAATTCATCTACTTTACTATTAAGATTAACGACCGACTCGTTGGAACGTTCATAGAGAGCCTTCCACTCATCGGCATATGATGAAATAGTCTTATTCTCTTCCTGTGATGCGAGTGCCGCCTCCTTTCGTTTTCTACTATTATAGTACAGCAACGTGGAGATAACTCCCGATGCGCAAAGAAGATTAATTCCCGTCTGTATTAATTGAATAGTTTCCGCTGTCATTTCCTTATGTTTTTTGTTGCAAAGATAGCTATTTATATATAATAATGTGAAAATAGCCGAGTCAGAAAACTACACAATTAATTTTTGTGCAAATAATTAAATATTTCCTTAAACAAAGTTATAACACATTAAATTATTTGCTCTATCAATAAAATCTCATTACCTTTGCAAATACAGGTGAGTCACACCATAAAAAACTGAATAAAAATGAAGATAATAGAACAAGATACAATAGACATCATTAAGGCGCACATAAATGAACGACCAAGATACAAGTTGGCACAAAGAATGGGTGTCAGCGTGAAATTCTTGTATAAGATTCTACATGATTGCAATTGTAAAATCGAACATAAAAGACCTGTTCCGAAACCCAACAAGAAGCGTGATGAACAAATTGCAAAGCTTTACACCAACCATTCAGTCAAAGAGATTGCCGAGATTATAGGGTGTCATCCGTCTACAGTAGGAAAGGCGGCAAAAAGACTAAAGCTTACTCATTCGAATGAAACTATCGAAAGACTTAAAAAGAACAGTTTGGCAAATTTAAAGAAAGCGTATGAGAAAGCAACAATAAGTAAAAGGGTAAAAAGCTGGCAAAGAACCATGCAGATGGAGAAATTCAGAGTTATATCCTGCATTCCGCAACAGACAAGATTCAAATTTGCGGATATGCCTATAAAAGCATATCATGCCAAGTACAATCTCATAACAAAACATGGATATTTCGCTTTCGAAGGTGAGCCATACATTTTAGGTTATGACCGGAATACTCATAGGATGAATGAAGAATACTATAAGAACAAATATGGATTTTCTTTTGAGGAGGATGAAGAATGCCAAGAAGATTAACAAAAGAACAGATAGACTATATTAAAGTCCACATCAATGACTACCCACGAAAGGAAGTAGCCAAGGCTGCTGGTGTTACACTACACACCTTATATAAATATATCACTATTTTAGGTGGCACAAAAATAGACAACAAGTTGAGTAAAGAAACCATCAGCCAAATTTCCGTCATGTACCAAACGATGACAGCAAGGGAAATTTCCGAAGTGTTGAATATTCCTCAATCTACAATATTAGGACAAGTCAGTAAGCTTGGTTTAAAACACAATGTAGAAACGATAAATAGAATTCGTAAAGAGCGAAACAAGTCTCTAAGAAACTATTGGAATAAAGAAAGATATGCAAGTAAAGGAAGAAAACTTCACATGCAATACAAAATGGATGAACTTAGAGTTATGTCGGGCAAGCCGCAAGAGACAAAGTTGAGGATAAGAAAGCTCTCCTCAAAGGCTTTGAATGCTAAGATGTATTTGCGAAAGTCTTATAACTATTTCTACTCTAAGGGTGAGCCGTTCATTCTCTGCTATGACTCCGAGACAAAAAGACACCCTAAAGAGGAATACTATACTGAAAAGTTTGGTTTCAAGTTCGTGTGTGCTTAATTTCTGTTTGCTGTTCCGTTTGCATTTTTCGTTTTCTGCAAACGGAATTTGCAAACAAGCCTTTGATTTCCATGCATCCGGAAGTATGATATTACCTCCTATCACCTTAACTACTTGATTATTAGCGATTAAAAGAAAGTTTGATAGAGTTATTTAATCTTATCCTTATTATTCGTAACTTTGCAGCCGTAACGTTACATAGAGTTAGTTTAATTAAGGTTTAACACAAAAAGATTATTCTTATGGAGACATCAAAAACTTATGTTTTTAATCCAGAGGGTTCAGGTAACAATGGAGGAATGATGAGCTTGATAGCTCCTTTGCTCCAACAGAGAGGCGTTGATCCAAACGTTCTTCTTGCGATGAAGGGTAATAACGGATTCGGCAATGGTGATGGTTCTTGGTTCATTTGGCTGCTCTTTATCCTTTGCTTCTGCGGTTGGGGCGGTAATGGTTTCGGCTTTGGTGGCCGTGGCAATGGCGGAGGTCTTGCTAACGAAATCAACAATGACTATGGTCGTTCCTTGCTTATGGATGCTATCGGTGGCAATCGTAATGCACTCAGTAATCTCGCTACTCAGCTCAATTGTACTGAAGGACAGATTCAACAAGCAATCTCTGCCTTGACAACCCAAGTTCAGAACGTGGGCAACCAAGTAGGCATGAGCGGAATGCAAACCATCAACGCTCTTCAGCAAGGTAACATGCAGATTGCATCACAACTCGCTGATTGCTGCTGCCGTGTTAATAACAATATTACGGCTATGGACGGAAACGTCAAGTTGGCTATGTGTCAGCAGACTGGCACTTTGCAGAATGCCATCAACAATGTAGCCGTAAGTCAGGAACGAGGCTTTTCTAATGTTGCTTTCGAAACCAAGGGTCAGACATGCGACATTTTGAATGCTATTAAAGATAGTACTCAGACCGTAGTTAATGGCCAACGCCAAGCAGAACTCAGAGATATGCAGGACAAGATAGACCATCTTCGTGAAGAGAATGGAACTTATAAGTCTTCTGCCATGACTTCGCAGATTGTAGGTCAAGCTATGGCACCTGTCAACGCGATGTTGGCTGGCTTGCAAAAAGAGGTAGATGGTATCAAGTGTAAGCTTCCATCAACTGTCACAACCAGCTACAGTCCATTTACTGCTGTTCCAAATTGTGTTGCTTGGCAAACAGGCTTATATGGTCTGAATGGTGTCAACAATGCAAGCTTTTGGGGTTAATTAGGAAAGGAGGCTGCTATGTTATGGATGAGACCTTTTGCATGGGTTAATCGTAACGGCTCGGCAGCTATCGCATCTACAGGCGTGGTGGTGAACACCGAAAATGTCGTTTTCTCGTTCAGAAACCACGCCTTCGTGAATGCTAACTATAGGGGAACTATCTTTGTGAACCTACATCAAGCTATTCCGACTGGTACGACAAATACGCTGCCAATCCTTTTCGAGACCAATGGCGTAACCCAAGCTGTAACTAAGTTCAACGGCAATCCTTTGACGGTAGCCGACATTGCAGGAACTGGAGTTTATCAGTTTTGGTTCGAGCGAGATACTAACACCCTTCAGCTAATGACGGGTATTGTTTAACAATTAACATTACAAAGCTATGTTTCAAGGACTTCGACCTAACAGCATATTCTATGTGCTTGACAAGGGTGAAAACCCAAGTCTTAAAATCGGACAGGTTGTATCGGTCAGTAACCCACAACCTAAGTTCCCAACATATACTCCTGGGCAATTCAACCCACAACCAATGGAGACTACCGTTGATGTTGTCGTAAAATTGCCTAATGAACAAATGGAGTTCAAACAACTCCCATCCAATATGCAAATTGCAAATTCGGAAAACCTCGTGGTTTCTGAAAGCCGTGAAGCTATGGATGCGGAAGTTGAGGCTATGTATCGGCATTCTAAGGAGATTGTGGAAAGCGAGCCATACCACAAAAAGGTTATGGAAGAGTGCGCAAAGATGCGTGCCGTATTGAATCCACAAATAGCCAAAGACAGACAACAGGAAGAAGACATCAATAACCTCAAAAGCGAGGTTAGCGGAATGAAGGGAACTTTGACCGATATTAAGTCTATGTTGTCAGTGGCTTTGGAAAAAGTTAATACAAAAAAGTAAATCATTATGGGATACATGATAGAAATTACCGAAAACAAGGTAAATGAAATGTCAGAACTTGTAGAGAAGATGCTTAAGTATGGTGGTAAACTCATGCACTGCATTGATGAAATGGGGGATGACAAGTATGGACGAATGGGTCACAGAAACCCAATGCCGGATTACCGAGACAATTGGGATGACGATGATGACCGCTATGGTGAAAGACATGGTGGTCGCAGAGGTGGCGGTTATCGCTATTAGTATTACACTTTGAGGTGGGGAGAAATCTCCACCTCCTTTAAAAGCTTTTATTATGGGAAGATACAAAATACCACTTGACGCATACGATATGAAGCCTGAAGGGATGATTGCATACCTTCGCTACAATGGCTGGCACTTCAATAAAAAGATGTGCGATTGGGCTATTACCTTAATGCGCAAGACAAACGCAACGACTGGTAAGCTCGAAAAAGTTGAACCGACAGAAAAAGATACAGTCGAGGAACTTCTTAAAGTCAATAACGTAAAGTTGGAGAATGCCGACAATTACGATTTCGTCTATGTCGCAAACATGGCTAGAGCCGATTTCTTTAAGTCCTCTTTAAAGGACGAAGCTGCTTTGGCTCAATTCATTAAGGATATGGTGGATGACCCAGACCAAGCGGACGGATTTATTTTCAATAGATTTTATGCCGATTGCAACCATAATGGTATCGGCATTCCATGGGATGATGTATTATGATTAAACAAGAAATTTACTTGGAGAAATACGATTGGAATGTGATTGTATGTCATGTAGCTAATCAAGAAGATGTTGACGAAGCTATGGACTTACTAAGTTCCATTGATTGTAAGGGGCAACCATTATTGGATGCATACGACCACATTTCAACCGATTCTTCAAACAAAGGATTGACATACACAAATGTTTCAAAGAAAACAAGTGTTGTGCTCATTTGCAAATCTACTTCTGAAGGTGAGTATATAAATAGTCTCACACATGAAATGTTTCATGTAGTAGCACATATATGCAACCATCTGGGAATAGATATGCAAGGCGAAGAACCATGCTATCTTATGGGATGGCTCTGTCAGTCGATATTATAGAAGATTTCCTTATAAGTTTAACTTGGTGGGCAGACCTTGGATTTTTCCATCTGCCCTCCTATAAAATTACAAGAATATGAGTTGTTCGAAAATCAAAAATTACCTTTATGAACGTTTTAATGAGGATTTTAACGTTCTATCTGAGAATGAAAATCGAGTTATCATTACATTTGATGATAATGACTTGTCGGTACTCGTAAACAAGATGGAGAATAAATTATTCATTCTCGTTCCGCTAACTAATATGCATTCGTTTGAACATCATCCGGATTGGATCTTGGTAGATGGCGAACGCATCAATAGCAACCTATTTTGGAAGGAATGCGGCAACCAAGTGATAGAATATCAAGGTGATGCCCCTATAGCTATCAAGCAAGACACCATAGAGAGAATTGTTAATGATTTCATTAAAAACAGATAACGTTTTAAAATTTGCATTAATTTATTTGCAAAGCCATCTTTTTTGTCGTATCTTTGCATTGTAATAAAAATGGTGAGACACACCGAAACAACTGTGTTTTACAAACTTAATTTTCGTAGATAAAGATATTAATATATCAATATAGAAAAAAGCAAAATTATGACAGAAAAAGGATATTTAATCAAGAAAAAAGTATTATTCATTGATTTAGATGACACGATTATTACAACTATATCAGGAAACACCTTTCCTACAGATGTAACAGATTTCAAAATCCGTAAAGAGGTTTTGGATAAGATTGTAGATGCATTCCCTACTCTTTACTATGTTGAAATAGTCTCAAACCAAGGAGGCATCCCTCAATTTGTTGACGAACAGGATTTTATCGGCAAGATTAAGGCTATTGAAAGCTTTATGCAAAAATATCTTCGCAATCATACCGGACGAAATATCTTCGTCAACTCTATGTATTGTCCATCGAATGCAGAAATAGATATGCGAAAGCCAAATACAGGAATGCTAGAATCATATTCTTCTTGGGAAAAAAGAGAGTTGATAATGATAGGCGATGCTAGTGGAAAAGAAGGTGACTTCTCGGACTCCGACAAACAATGTGCGGAGAATTTCGGTATTGAGTACATAGATATAGAAGACTTCTTGAAAATGTAAAAACAAAAAAAAGGAAAGTCAGAGTGATTGTTGCAAAAATTGCAACGTCACTCACGCAAACTGAAACAAAAAAGAGAGGCAATCACTTACCTCTCTTACTCAACTTGTAAGGAATACTTACATGTTCAACTATTATTTTCTTTTCTTTTTAATGTAGTGCAGTATATCCCACTTCTTAAAATATCGGGTGTGCCCTCGCTTTTTGCATTCTCCGTTCGGAATGTCACCTCTAGCAACCATTCTATTCAATGTTGCATCAGAAACGTGAAGCTTCTCCTTGACCTCCTCGGTGCTCAACATAGGGTTGAGAGCATACGGCAGATAGTTCTCACAAAGGTCTTCTATCTCATCGCTGCTCATTCCGCAAGCAGTTACCTTCTCCCCTCTCTTCTCTTGCTCGTCTGCTCGAAAGCAAGAGTCAGATAACGATTTAAATAAGACTCCCATGGTGTGATAACCAAATAACTTTCCCATATCATTATAATCTAGAGATTAAACTTTGACAGCCCTTGCCTGAGTAATACTTGTCGGCAAAACCATATACATAAAATATAATGGTCATTACAAGTATTACAACATTAGATTCCACCATTTCGTTGGTGGTAAAAACATTCCAGTATACAATATGAATAGCATTTATCCCAAATAGGTAGATGATCATCGGAATACGCCATCTGTAGCAGAGCCAAAAGAATCTGCTAGCAAGTATAAGCACAAGCGGATGGATGTAAACTGAGAAATAGATAAATGCTGCCGATACCCAATTCTCCTTAAACCATACGCACATTTCTTTTTCATGAGACGCAAATGTTACCATGCATGCAATATGAAAAAGCATGATAAACAGAGGCATCACTTCACAATAATACTTAAACCAAGTGAGTAGCTTTACGCTGTAGCCTCTACCTGCAAGGATAATGACGTTTATCATTTCGCTAACGTCCATGTCCTTAAACATTACTCTTGACAACTGTACAACACCGACTGATTGAACTAACCGATGGACTTCATCTTCTTCCTCTTTAGTCATAAATTCTTCTCCTTTTGTTTTATTATTTGTTCTTAGTTCCTCATTCTTAATAATAAGAAAAGTGCTGCAAAAATAAACAATACTGCACAAAAATATTTATTTTGAGCAATATTTTTATAGTTAAACTTTGCTAAAGTAACAATCTGAAAGTAGATGGCTACAAAAATA